TGCCTCTTTAGTTTATGTTAAACTATAACATTTTAGGTTAAATGCAGTAAAACACTGTATTTCTCTTTGGCCTTACTGCATTTATACTGCATTAGAAAACGAGCTTTCTAATTGATGATCTGATATCAGTTTCTAGCTCATGAAGATACCTATCTGTAGTATTAATATCTGCATGACGTAGTTGGCATTGAATTGTTTTTAAATCAATACCGTTACTAAGTAAAATACTAGCATGTAAATGACGTAATACATGCAAGCCACCCTTACAGCCGATCATTCTTAACCGGCGAGAAAATGATGCTACCATTCTACTTACGGCAGTTTTCCCTTCATAGTCAAAAAGGTAGTCATTTTTATTTGGCTTTTTGGTATCTTTGTAATGGACGAGTATATTATGCAGTGTGTCAGAGAATTGTGCGTACTCACCTAATCGATTACCCTTAGGTGCTTGCATAATGATTTCACCTGCATCTGTTCGGTATACGCCTCTATTGATATATATTTTATTATCATCTAAATCAATGTCGGACCATTTTAAACCTGCACATTCTCCTGATCGTAACCCTGCATATAATAGTATATATAGAAATGTTTTTCTATCTTCTTGTTTATAACTCTCAATAAGTGTTTTGACTTGTTGTATAGTTGGAAGTTGTACTTCCTTTTTCCACTTTGGGCCAAAATTAATAGCTCCACTTGGAATTTTGAAATCAACAACTCCCTCGTTATAAGCTATTGTCATAATAGATAATACATATAGTATTCGAGTTTTAATTGTGTTGTACATACACCCACGAGAAATTAGGATAGTTGAAAACCGATTTAGAATGTCTCTATTAATATCCTTTAAAGGATAATCCCCAACAGAACTAATAAAATCATTAATCGATCTTAATTTCACGTCTGCGGTAGACCTTTTAATTTCTTTTGTGAGTACTTGTTTTTCAATGGCAGAGTGTGCGTACACGGAAAATAATACATTATCAGTGGATGCTACCTCAATTTCATTAATTTTTTCACGCAATTTTTTACGGCACTCTTGTATACCTTTAGCATAAACTGTGTATCTTTTATTATCGATCATAACTTGCCCACACCAAGTACCATTAGCTCGTTGGTAAAAAGTACCATCTTGATTACCCCTACGTTTAGCCATAATATTCACGTCTCCCATTCAACAACACTTGATTTGCAGTACGAACTGCAGTAACCTAATTGCAGTATACCATATAAAAGTGCCGATGAATACTGCATAAAATGTTAATTTTTGAACTGTTATACTTTTATGAATATCGATGTATAAAAATTCTTTTAACACTTTTTAGTGGATTTTTTGAAAATTTTATATTATAATATAACTAACAGGAGGTGTATAACGTGAAAACAATAGGCGAACGAGTGAAGAAACTAAGAGAAGAACGAGGTTGGACACAGGCACAACTTACAGAGTTGATGGGTGCTAACAGTACCACTACCCTTTCACGTATAGAAAATGGCGTAACTAAAGAAATGCGTATGCCAATGGCTCAAAAATTGGCGGCGATCTTTAACGTAACTCCGGAGTACATTATGTATGGTGAAGATAATATGAGTAACCTTTACAGCAGTGAGGTTATCGAGTATATCATGAACCCTAAAAATGCCGAGGAGATTGACATTTTCGTACGAGAAAAAATTCTCGAAGAAAGAAAAGCTCTATTACTAAAAAAGAAAGAGGGCCGTTAAGCCCTCTTTTTTGCTGTCATAAAGTCTCTAATTGCAGTACCTTCTACCTGCATAACATAGACATTTCCTTTTTTAACCTCAGGTATACGATCACCAAAGTATGCCAGTTTACGAGGATTATCGCCAGTTAAGACTTCTACGAACAACATTGGTTTACCTTTCTTTGTTTTTGTTGCTTTAGTTTTAGTAACCAATGCTAATATATTAGTCCTACCATCTACGATACTATCATCGTAATCAGCAAAGATATTAGTAAATGTATATCTAAGTGTTGCAAATTCCATTTGACCGTAACTTTCAGTCTGTTCACCGGAATAAACAAACGGTCCTTTGGATTTACGTTTATCTTTTAACCAATCAATATACTCTAACAATTCCCATCTAGTTTTATCCGTGTACTCGTCACAAGCACCGGAGCGAACTAGATTTTTTAATACCGTTTTATTAAGGTGTATATTATCTTCTAGGAACTGTATTGCATTATTGGAGTTAGGAATATCTGTATTCTTACATCCTGCAATGCAATCGAACCCTAGAATTACTTCCCTGTTCTTACCTTGGCTTTTCTTTTTGCTATGGTATAGATCAGGTTTTTTTACATTTACCTTAATCTTTTTACAATGTTCTATAAAGAACACGAGCTTTGCTCGGCTATCTGTGTTTCTACTAGCTACATCAATAGTAGATGCCATGTACTCGGCTGTATGATGTGCTTTCATATAGGCTGTATACCAAGCAAGTAATCCATATGCCGCAGAATGGCCTTTATTAAAGCCGTAGTTAGCGAATGTAATAATCTCGTCACAGATTTCTTTCATAATCTCTTGGGGAATTCCATTCTTTAACCCTCGACTTAACATATCATCTATTACAGGTTGCATTTCCTCTGTAATCTTTCTACCGATAATACGTCTTAGGTTATCTGCCTCACCATATGTATAGCCACATAATTCACGAGCTATTTTCATGATTTGCTCTTGGTATAAGATAACACCCTCTGTATCTTTTAAGATAGGCTCTAGCTTAGGATGTAAGTATGTAACAGGTTCTAGTCCCTGCCGTCTACGTTCGAATACATCCACCATACCTGAGTCTAATGGACCAGGTCTATGCAGTGCCACGGTATCGATTAAATCTTCTACCTTAGAGGTATTAATAGCTTTAATGATATCCGTCATGCCACCGGACTCAATTTGGAAACAGCCCTCAGTAAATCCTGCTCGTAACATACGTCCTGTGTAATCATCTGCTAATGGGATATTCTCGATCAACAGATTTTTGTCTCTGCCAAGGTTTTCTAATGTGCTGTCCAAAATATCTAATGTTTTTAATCCTAATATATCTAGTTTCATTATCCCTTGTTTTTCGAGTAAATGAAAATCTTGTGCCGCTACTAAACATTCAGGGTTTTTCTCGATAGCACACCATTGAGATACATCACTAGGGAATACTACAACTGCAGAGGGATGGGTGCTGTATTTTTCAATATGTCCCATAAATTTTTCTGCTAGTTCTCGTAATAATCCGTCTGTGACTTCATCTAATGTATTTATTTTAGTGGATATCGCCCTTACGTCTTGTGGATTATATCCTAATGCTTGGCCTGCCCTAATCACTGCCGATTTAGGTTGGATATAGGTAATTGTACGAATTTGATATACCTTACCATATTTATCACGAACGTAATCAATAACTTCTTCTCTACGCTCCGATGAAATATCACAATCAACATCAGGCATTGTAACACGTTCAGGATTAGCAAACCGTTCAAATACCAGGTTAAATCGGATAGGGTCAACTTGCGTGATACCCATTAAATATGCTACTAACGAACCACCTACAGAACCACGCCCTGGCCCAATAGGAATACCTTTACTTTTACAAAAGTCTAACATATCAGAAATAATACACATATAGTTTAGGTAATGGCATTGTCCCAATACATCAAACTCATGTAACGCTTGTTTCTTATAGACCTCTGCATCAGGTTTGGAATTAATTTGTAATCGTTTCCACCCCTCTGTACATTTGTCTTTAACATATTGTAATGGATCATTGCAATCGAACACAGGGAAGTTTTCTCCTCCCATTGGTATCTCCACATTACATTTATCTATAACAGAAGATACATTCTCAAAGTATTCTCTTGTATCACGAGTAAAGAATTCTTGCATCTCTAGTTTACTCATCATGTGATAATCACCTGAGGCATAGTATTCGCTATCATCACCTAAGTTAAGCCATGCTTTATGTGTGTCAGCATCTGACGGTAATACATAATGACTATCACCAGTGACAATAACAGGAATGTTAAATTCTTCACTCAAGCTAAATACTTTTTCATTGTATTCATACTGTTCTTTAAACTTGTGTGGTTGGACTTCTAGGTAGAAATCCTCTCCGAAGATTTTATGCAAATCATGGATCATATTATCAGGTCTTTCGCAACTTAATACGCCTGCAATACATGCTGTACTACAGATAAGACCTTCGTGACATTCTTCAAGGATTTCCAATCCTATTCTAGGTTTACGGTAAAAATGTTCGGTGCCATAAGAGGCAATTTTCATCAAGTTCCGATACCCTGTAATATCCTTACAAAGTAATAGAATATGATATGTTTTACCACCTTTAATTTCCGGTGCAACAGCAAAATATCCCTCATATCCAAGAATGGGTTTAATTCCTGCCTTATTACATTCGAGATAAAACTCCATTAGACCTGTTGTAGTTCCATGTTCTGTCATAGCTAACGCTGTATACCCCAACTCCTTGGCTCGTTTAATCTTGTTAGGAATTGTAGCAAACCCATCAAATATACTGTAATCGCTATGGCTGTGTAAATCACAAAAATTACTCATACCATCACCACCCTATTATCGTTGAAGTCTTTCAATAAACTCAGTCATTCTTATTAATGTTTCTCGTTTTCTAGCAAACTCTCGCTCTTGTTCATAAATTAAGTATATTAAAGAACCAAAACCACCTATTATAGATGAAACTAATAAATCAGCAAATATTGGTAACGGATGTGGGGCGTCCGCTGTGCATAATTCTATAACCAAAAGTGCAATACCAGTAGTTACTATAAAAACTACAATACTTCCATTTCTTATTCTGTTTAATTCTTTTTCCATAATGTTTTCCTTTCCATTTAGTTAAATAACGATGCTTGATAGTCCCATCTAAAATTCTTGATTATATTACTATCAATCGAGGTTCCACAAAGCCATATTTTACGGTTTTCTTTAATACATCGTCTAATATAATTAGCCTCTAGCCTTGCTATTAATTCACTTTTACATTTCATGTGAAGTGTAAAATCTTTATCGCTAATTAATGTAAATATAAATGTGGCTATATTCATTTTTCTCCTTTCTCTATTCACTTCGTTCATATGATTACTTTGGCTAAAGCCTGCGTAATCAGTTTTTGTTTTATTTAAAGTAGATAATCTAAATTAATCTAAAGTATCTAAGCAATTACGGAAGTAAGTGCTGTGCCGTGACTACAACTACATCAACTACCTTTTGCCGTATTTGTAAACTTATTTACTACTACCGTTGATTATCTAATTTTTATCTAAGATATATAAACAATTCATTCGAACTCACCGTTAGGTGATGTGAGAATACGAACCAACTTGTTTGGTGAGTAGTGATTAGTTCACTCACTCCGTTCGTGAATGTTCACTTCGTGAACACGTTTTTTTTATTAATTATTGAGAAGTAAAAGCCTCTAAAAGCACACTGCCCCCTATCAAGGGGCAATGATATGCAACTAAGCACAATCACAGTCATTCAAACCAACAGGTTAGGTCGCTCAGGTCTAGCTTTACCAACCACTCAATCACGAGTTCTAACTGCCTGCCAACTAGGACGGTACACAATCTGAGAAGCTGTTTTCCGTTTAGCCTATCACGCTATCTCAGGAAGTGTGCTAATCCCCCCGCCATTATTTGTTTTACATCGGTCTGACTGGATCCTCGATGTTCGCATGATTGCATGCCACCATATACTACGATTGATAAATCGTTTTCTTTACAACCGACCCTTACAGGTATCTCCCTTAGTGCCATGATTTGCCTTTCAGGGAAATCGCTCTACCCTCTTGCCAAAGGGGCGATTGGTCAAGATTTTTTTAGGCTTTCTTGACAAAGCACTTTAATTGTCTATCTTGTAACATTGGTTTGAATTGCTTATAGTACTTGCAATATACTTCCTTTTTACGAGCTGTTACGGACCCATTAATACAATGCACACAGCACTGTACTTTCTTCTTTTTCTTTTTTGCTACGATGATAGAACTCATCGATACGCCTGTTTTCATTTGCATCACCTTTCAGCCGTATAAGCGTCACACCGTATCACGTTCTTATGTACATCCTGACATATGCTCTACGGTCAAGACTGCGTATAAGTGTGGATATAACGCTGTGCCGTGAAAAATTATTAACACATAAGTGAATATACATTGAACAAAAAACAAGTTGTAGGACATATGCTCTACGGTCTTTCTTAACTTGTATCGTCATTATATATCACATAAGTGTTTCTGTCAACACTTTAAAGTGAAGTGAATGACATTTTTTTGATGAATGTTTTTACCACATTCATCTTCATGATTACATTATACTAAAACTTCACTTATAAGTCAAGTATTAAATTATGAAGTTTTGATGAAGTTTAAAAATAGGCATAAAAAAAAGAGGGGGCGTGATTGCCCCCTTAGTTGGTTGTCATTTTTACTAGATCATAGCGTACATAGTAGCTAGGTTCTTTATCATTAAAATTATATTTAGCACCATAATGGAATTTACCATTTTGTTTATCAACACCTACTTGTGTATGAAATTTACCTGCACGGAATTCTTCTTGTGCATAGACATTCAATTCATGTTTTTTAGGAACTTTTACATCAAATACTACCTCTGACTTTTGTTCCATGACAACTTTGCCATCTTGGAATTTTTGTGTTTCCGTTTGTTTTAAATCAAACTTATGATCTTTACCATTCACTTTAACAGTGACTTTCGGTTGCTCAACTACAGCCTCTACGTCAGTTTCTTCTTTTACACCATTAATTGTAGCCTTCGGTACGTAACCGAAAGTAGTTTTTGTAGTGGTTGAAGAATTTACCCTCTGTATTTGCGTCTGTATGGCAGTTTTCGGATGTTCCTCGATAGTTTCCTTATGAAAAATGTTATACACACCATAGAGCGTAAATATAGCGATTATAAAGGATATTGCGATTACAAGATATATTTTATACGTCCTGACAAAGTTCAGGATGGTATTTGAAATAAATTGCTTTACCACGGATAATGTCACCTCCGTTACCTTCTTCTTGTGGAATATGTAATAGGTCCCAACGCATATCAGGATCAGAGTCATTAATACCATAACCATCAATTTCCGCCCATTCTGCATGGGTTCGTACACGGTCTACATCAATATCCCAACCTGCACCCTTACAAATCGCATTAACTACTTTAGCTAATGTTTCAATTTGTTCATCAGTTGGCGGAGCGGACCCCCATTGGATCGTACCATCTTTCCAAATAGAGCCATCGCCCATACAAGACAACGAAATACCAATGTTACCAGTATTCCTAAGCCAAGTATGCTCACAATATACATCGAGATTGTCATAATCAGAATAGATTGTACCATCGCCAAGAATGTTAATATGATAATGGTCAGAAGTGTTTCCATACCAATTCGCTCCCCAGTGTAAAGTTATATGAGTGGCACTGCATTGGCTTGCCATATACTCTACGTCATTTAAGGTATACTCCATAGAACCTCCTAAATAAAAAGAGGAGCCTTAATCAAGCTCCTCCTCAAAACCGGAAAATCGTTCCATTTTTTCTCTATTTTCTTCTTTTTCTTTTTTACTACCGTATCGGCCCATTTTTTCAGATGCGTTATCTGCCAAATTACGTTTGGCATCAGAAATATTTTTCTTTGTAATACCCATTTCTTTGAGTGTATCTGTACTTACTGATTTTGGATCATTGATGTATTGGTAGATAACAGCTTTCTTTTGAGCCTTTTTATCTTGTGAATTTACATAATTAATTTGGCTTATGTCACCATCTACAGAGTCTAAGATAGGACGGAAACCAATAAATTTAAGTACTTGTTCTTTAGCACTATAATCTCTAGTGTCTACACCTTTACTCCAATCATGTTTTTTGCCACTAATACCTTGGTAATAGTTAGCAAATGCAGGTGATAGGTCATGAGCCATAGACAATAAGATAGAGTTAGCAGAGTGATGATTTTTAAAAGAGTCTACAAAATTGCTCAATGTACCAAGAGTAGGACCTGACAAATTATCTGTAGGGACTAAATCACCAATACCTACGTTACGGCTGAAATCTACACCGATTGTCGGAGCAGGAGCACCGTACATAGCGAGTAAAGCAAGTTGTTTTTTGAGTGGATCACTACCGGCCCAATCAATGATACTTTCTTTAACTCTAGCAGTAACAGTCTTACCAGTAATCCATTCTGCTAAGTTGTCCCCTGCCGTAATACCCGGAATACCCATAAGACCTGCAAGTACTAAGTAAGAACCAAAGAAACGAGCTATTTCTTTTTTATCTCCTTTTTTAATCATATCGTACATAAATTCTGTTTCTTTAATTGCATATTTTCTGAATTGAAGTATAAGTTTGCCAATAGTACCGAATTGGGTAAATAATTGAGAGGCGTCTTTATCAGAGTAATCAAAGTTTGTTTGTCTTACAAAGTCAGACGCAATATGTTCTGCCTCAGTTTGAGATTTACCATCTTTGATAGCTTTACGGTACGCATGTAATGCGGCTACACGTCTAGTATATTTGTCCATCCGGTTAAATGCCTCCATGGACATTTCAAAGAGCTTGCCAAGTTTTACTTTCCCAACTTTAAGGTTATAAATACTTTTTCTGTTTTTTAATGTTTGAGTTTCCATTGCAGTATCATCTAGGTTTAAGCCAATGTTATTAAACATTTTACGTTCAGAGAAAGTAACATTACGTTTGTTAGGACCAAACATAGTAGCGTCTCTAAGGGCCTCAACAAAATCTTTGTTATACCCAGTTTTTGATACGATATTAACTAACGCACCAAGTTGAGCAATCGCCGCTGTTGGACGGAAAAGACCAAGTTTTGCAACTGTAATCGCCTCCATGCTACGATGCATTAAGTCAGTAGCGAAGTTTTCGCCATAATGCTTTTTAATCCAACCGTCACCAATGACCTCATTCACGGTTCTGTTTAGTGCTTTGTCGGCATTATTAGGAACACCAATTACACTCGAAATAAAGTTGTGTACTACGTCCTCAGTATCTCGTCTAGGACCTTCGCCTGCAATACCGTATTGAGAGGCATAATCTGTGCCTTTTACATCACGGTATAGTGAGGTCGCTCTGTGATAGAATTCTTGTTTTGGGATAATATGTGATTTGTAACGCAAGTAGTTTTCCATATTTTCTAAGGTATTAGGGTTCGCACCTTTAGCATTTGTTCGTTTTTTATTATATTTATCATTTAGTAAATTACCGTAGCCTAATAGTAAATGTCCCTTAATATCTCGTTTTGTGATTACGTCCCTGCGTCTAAATAGTTCATCAAGATCAGCATATCTCATTTCTTCTTTTAATTTTGTTTTATCGATGCCTAATTCTTTTTGTTTATTTTTATCATTAATTAAACCAATCAAAGCCTCACGAGTAGTATGGTCTTTATCGCCCATAGTTTCTTCTATGATTTTATTGATTTCGGAATACGCATGGGAGATACGAGCAAACCGTTTCTCTTGATCTTCTTCGCTTTCATCCTCGTATATTACATCGTCATAGGATGTATCATTCAATTCATCATAAATACCGGAAGTGGATAACTCATCGTATCTAGGATTACGTTCTGTAATCACTACACGAGTACCTTTATTCAATTCTTTATCTTTTACATAATGCTCTGCATCCTGGTATGTGTGGAAAGAGGCAACCTTATCACGTTTCTCGTAAGTATTACCATCTTCATCTTCACTTTCAGATACAACGTATACACCGTATCTACTATGTAGCATAGGGATATGAGCCCATAATCTTCTTGGTCGATGATCAGGGTCAGCACCGGTATTAGACCAGTTTCTCATATCATCACGATGTACCATATCATCTAGTGCTCGCCACATATTATAGGCTTTAAGAACTTTCTCGTTGTAACCTTTTTCACGGATAACTTTATCTCGTAATGGTTTAGCTACTTTTTCTGCTTGCTCGTAAGTAGTATAAGGTTTAATTACATCGTCACTAGCAAATACACGGAAGTTGCCATCTTTAAAGTCCATAAATACATGCTTACCTACTCGTTGTAGTTCGTTATATAAGTTTTTAGCATCTACTTCTTCTTTAAATTCACGGAAGATATCATCATGTTTGAGATTGATATAGACTTCTTTATCACGAACCATCACACCTGCAGGTTGCACAAATTCACGTCCTAATTCGGTAATTTCATTAGCAAGTCTACTAAATTCATCTTTATTTTCTTCACCTAATACGTCTACTATTTCTTTATATTTTTTAAGATATTTACGTTGTAAATGGCTTTCTTTTACGTCAGACTCTTCTGCGTAATATACAATCGGTTTCATCTGTGGATCATATTTTTCAATGAAACGGACCGGAGAACGTAACCACTTCTTACCTTTATAGCCTGCAATATTACCTTTCTTAGTGTCACGGCCCTCAAATTCGATGTTATCTTCTTTCTTGTTGATGTACTTATCAACTGCGTTAGCTAATGCGTCCGTAGTTTTTCCCCATACAGATGGGAAAGCCTCAGTACCTGATTGATACAATGTATCTGCAGTATATGTATTTTTGCCATCATCTGTTACCGCACGATCAATATCGTGGCGTAATGGGTTAGATTTTCTATCTTCAATTACAGTATTAGGTTTAGTTAATTTAGATGCGGACATGAATAAAGCCCCAGTGTGGGCTGGAGCTAATTCACCTTGCAATGCATATGCTATTGTTTCTTCTAAGTTAATTGGCTTATCTTTGTAGATAGCTTGAACTAAACTATCTGCTTTAGATAGGTTAAATTTCTTGTCGAGTTCTTTTGCTGTCCATAGTAATGGTAATAGTTTATATTCTTTGTCACGCACGTTCATTGTAACGTCATTGATGACACTGGTAACCATATTATGAACTGCAGTTTTTGTTTCTTGGATATTATCTTTAGTTGTATTAGCAACTACATTTTTTGCAATATCCCATTCTCGAAGTAATTTTTCCTTTCGTAAATCGTGTTTGTGTAAGGAATTTGTCTCTTGAACATTTCCTTGATTTCCTCGATTGTTTTCCATTGCTTGTTCGTGTTCGTCATACTCTCTCCGTTGACGATCTTGTCCCAAGCTAGTTGGTTCCAATCCTTGACTGTTGCGTTGAATTCTTTCTTCGCTACGTCCATTAGACAAATCCTCGCTACGCACATCGCTACTTCTAGTTGCAGAGTTGCTAGATCCGATTTCTTCGTCCCCATCGGATAGAACCTGTTCATGAAGTCGAGAACCTGTGCTTTCATGAGTTCCTTTTCTGATGCCTGACATTTCATTTCTATCAACATGTAATTGATTAGATTGGTTATGTCCATCTACTTCCTCCTTGATATAATCCGCTATACCATAGGCAAATTGAACGGCATCTTGTGTGGACCCAACATTATTTAAGTAATCTCGTAAAGCCGCATGAATTAATTCATGTTGTAGAGCTGTACTTGATGTACTAATTTTATCCTCAGGAATACTGATAACACCAAGTTGTGCGTTATATTGTGGTGTCTTACCTGCGTCCGTTACAGCAATTTGGATATGTTTAGCTTTAGTTAGATAACTAATAACACTATCGAAATGTTTATTAAGGCGTTTCTTGATACCTGATAAGATAACTTTGGCTTGTGAGTCTGTTAAATTATTACCCCCTCTAGCAATAATTTTTCTCACATTATCATCAAGTACAAAATGACCGGCTTTAATCCAGTTACTGTTAAGTTTGTCGGTGCCTTTTTGGAATGAAGTAGCTCTCGCAAGAGCCTCAGCTTGTGTCAAGCTATTTGGTCGAATTAAAATACCACCATCAACATCACTATCAACTACATATTCACCCTTATCGAATACTTTGTCAAGTGCGTCCTGGATGCCACCAGTAGTTTTTCTATTCATAAATACAGAGTTGTTATCAGAGTTCAAGACTACTCGTTTTAACAATGTATTCCGAGCATTTTTAATAGCAAGTTCAGTTCCGTAATCGAAACCTTTAATATTTACTTTACCATTAAATGGAGTCGAACTAATAAATAATTCTGCGTCAAAAGATAACACACCAAATTCATGTTCTTTATTAGTAATACTACCAGTATCGATACCAATTTCTTCTAATACAGGCATATAATCAACATCAGGTTTCACACCCAACACAAAGTGGAATACCTCAGGATCTTCTGTTGCTCTGATACTCTCTACAGTTACAGATGACTCTACTTTTTTGCCATTATATTTACGTTTATCAACCTTTTTAGGTTGTGCACTGTTTTCTGTATTAGTTTCGACCGGTGTTTCGTTTACATTATCATTAGTAAAATATCGTTTAGCAAAGGCAATCAATTTGTCTTTACCATCGAATTTAATATTTGTTAAACCGGTACTTCCGTTATACATCGCTTTGTTACGTTGGGTTTTTACTTTGTTACCCTCAGTACCAAAACTTTGTTTAGGGAAAGAACCAACGATAGCATAGGCTAAATGTTTAGCTCTAGCAGGATTTTCGGCGATAGCGTTCTCAGGGCTACCTGCACTCTCTACTAAATCGTTATATTCTTTCGCTAACACATTTTTAATGTATCGCTCACGAGGTTGACGCTTAAAGTCAACTTGTTCCGGTTCAACATTAAGTTCAGAACTAACCCATTTACGAAGTTTTTCATCAATCGTATTAGGGCGTTCTAGTACAGCCTTACTAACATATGCAGGATGTGTTACGTTGCCTGCGTCATGCTCGTCAGCAAAGTTAGATTGTGTACGTTTAGGTTTTTCAGGAATAAAGAATACATGATCTCCTGTATCACCTAAATGATTTGTCTCAAACTTATCAATTTGTTTTTCAATGTTTTTCTTTTCTGATTCGTAACCTTTATCTGTGACCTTACCATCATCAATAGCTTTTGTAAATCGTGCTATATGCTCATTGATAATTTCAGCATCACGGTTTCTCCCTTCCTCTGTTCTGTCGTACTTACGAAGTTCACCTTTATCATTAATGTTCTTTTGCAACATTTCCATCATACGCTGTAATTCCGGTAAATGTTTTTTCTTTGCATTTTTGATAATGTGAGCTAATTCTGTTTTAGCGTCTTTCGGTGTAATTTCTTCATCCTTGAACTTTCTTAGTATATTTTTCCCTTTTACTGCATCTGTAGTGCGAGTCGAACGAGGAGAACGTGTAGTTTTTTCCTCATCTTTATTCACACTTTCAGATTTTTTACTCCCTGTGTGAGATTTTTGAGTGGTCTTACTTAATACTTCTTGAGGGTCAATACTCTGTGCCGTGATCAGCGGTTTAAGTTCAGGATTTTCTGCTATTTTTGCCATAATAGAGCCTTCCTTAAACTTTGGTTTGACTTGATTTTTCTGATTAAGTTGACTTGCTTTGACTCTCTCTTGAACACTCTTTTCAGAGTTTTCTACTCTCTTGTCTCCTATTATACCACCGTATACATATTCATTAATAGTATTAAATAGATTTTTGTTGTTATTTTTAAATTCTGTATATTTTTTGTATCTATATATAGGCTTGCCTTGCTTACCAAGTTCTATCATATTTTCTGCGATAGCTTGGTTAATAGCAGTCAATTTTTCTTTGTTACGAGGGTCTTTCGGATCAAGCATACGAGTAGCTTTATCGTATTGAGCATCTGCTACGGCAACATTAGCATTTTCCTCACTCAATTTTTTAAGTTGTGTTTTATTCCAACCACGTTTATCTCTAGCCTCTTGGACAGATTTTACATGGTTAGCAATTAAATTAATTTCGTCTCGAGTATAATTGCCATCCGTAATACCATGTCTACGCAAGTATTCAGGTACTGGACGAGGGCGTTTATTGGCCTTTCTATCTGCATACATTTCTTCCATAGCATTATGAATACGGTAGCCAGTATCAACAGCTTTAGTTTTTATAGTAGCATCAAGGAATGGTTTGTTTACAGAGTTTTTATATCGAGCTTTATAAGCAGAACGGCGATCATCATCTGCTTTTTGAACTTTCTCTTTCTCTACTTCTTGTTCTTGAGCAAGCTCTGCTTTCTTAACGCCTGCCTCTACGGAACGTAAGTTAGAGTAAATTGGTTTGCTAGAAGATAAGTCTTGACGTTGTGCATCTGTGAGTTGGTAACCAACTTTATCTGCACGGTCGATAAGACTGAGCCCATCGAGTTTAGACGTTTTATCCTTACCGTATTTGGATTTCAAGGAACTTACCATAGTACGAGATGCCTCGTCAGCCTCTTTCTTGGTAAGACCTGCCTCTACGAAGTCATCAATAAACATTTTATTATTTAAAGCATCTGTGTTGACTTCATCAGTAGAGTTATCCCAAAGATTAGAAATACGTTCTACTGTATCATTAACGGCTTGGTTTTTAGCCGTGATTTCATCATCAGTATATTTGTTACGTTTAAAACGTGTGTCCATTTTATCAAGAACATCATCGTAGGCACCACGTTCATGAGGAACCATGTTATCAGGGACTACTGAGGAAAGGTCCTCTACAGTATCAAGTTCAGGTTCAACAACATTAGCTGTAATTGGTTCAGATACGTCCTCACTAGGAGGTGCTGTAACTATTGATGTATTTTCATTAGGTGTAGTAGTCGGAAGGCTTTCAATAGAATTATCGATAGTATCTTCCGCAGTTACATTAGAATTATTGCGATTAGCCATGTAACCACGAGTAGCATTGATACCACCACCGATACCACCAAGCATTGCAGAACCAATAAAGGCGTCTTTACCTTGTTTAACCATATCGTCTGTCCATGTAGATGGATCGTAAATATGGACATTATCGTAATCAGGATTTTGTAGAGCTTGTTCTTGAATTTGTTGTTGCCATGCCTCAGTTAAACCTTCGCCAGTAGCACCAATCATCATATTGCCGGCTACAGCACCTACTGTCTTAGCAAGTACCTTACCACCGCCACCCATAGCGATAGCACCACCAATACCTTTCATTGGCTTACCGATCATTGCTTTATCTGATGCATAGTTGAGTAATGCAGGTGCCCAACCTTCATCAAATGCCTCATTACTAGCGTTCCACGCAGTATCATGATCCATACCACGGCTTAACCCTGTCATGTATGTATCACCGGCATTAGATAAGTTTTCAACTAAACCACCGGCGGCAATGCTTGCGGCAATCTTACCGGCTTTACCGGCATATTGAAGAGCACGAGTACCTTTATATAAGTTATACAAGCCTTTGCCAACACCTGCTACTGTACCTACAATAGCACCACCGGCAGTCCCCTCAGGACCAACAACGGAACCCATAGCGGCATCAGCGGCGGCAGACATAGCTACATCAGCGGCGAAACTAGGGACAGAGGAACCAAGGGCTTGTGCCGCTTGATTTGCCCCATACCAAAGATATCCATCTCTATCCTCATTACCGGTATAAGCATTACGAGCGGCAATGTCTCCCATTTGATTAGAGGCCCACATTGCATTATTGTTGACCCAATCAAAGCCCTTGTCTTTAGACCAACCTGCAAGCTCACCAAATAAGCCACCCATAGTTCCGGCAAGGCCTGATTGGAAAGAGTCTAATAGACCATCATTTTCGTTCGGAATATAGCCTGCACTATCTAATGCCTGTTTACGTTTCATGGCGTTGTACTGCGTACCATACGCAATATTATAGATATTGTTGCCTAGAGATTGACCTAAAGTAGGCATTGTATCACTCCTTCTTACCTAATTTCTTCATAACTTCCTGGCTTACTCTGTAGTCGAGTTTATTGCCGGAAACGGAATTTTGTAAGTGTTCCACTTGGTAGTTGTAATCATTTACGAGGCGACTTAATACTTCTCTAGCATATGGCGTATCTTGTGCAGAACTTAACCGTAACACAGCATCGTTAAAGTTACGATTTAATGCGTCTAAATCACCTTGAGTAAAGGTTTCTTTTTCAGCATTTTCTTGTAAGAACCCATTAAAGTCACTAGCGATTTTATCGACTGACTTATCACTAGACATTAAGCCTGTAGAACCACTACCACCGGAACCTCTAGCACTTGCTCTTGCATTAGCTACTGCGAGCCCATTAGCAAGTTTCATGCTAGTAAGTTCTTTCATAAATTGACGTTGTTTTTCAGCCTCAGAGGCTTTAAATGCTTGTGCATTTGCAATTTGTTGATCTTGACGAGCATAACCTGTAGCTAGTTTTGCCATATCATTTTGGCTGATATAACGGCTAGCCATAGGGTCTAATTTAACACCAAGCATACCACCAAGACTTGCAAGCATACCTGCGTTAGAACTATTTTTACTTTCAGCAATCATCTTAGCTAGTTTACCGGCACCAGTTAATTGCGTACTTTGATTATTGAGTTTCGCCTCCTCTTGTGCTTTAGCGATAGCAGATTGCATAAGCTGTTTATCACCTTGTACATAGAACGGAGCGGCAAGTCTGCCACGAGCCATATGACCTGCTTGACGTGATAAGGCACTTCGTAATGCGGCATCACCGGCAGAGGCTACATTTTGTTTAGGTGCATTAATGATACCCATTACAGTATCAAAATCAATTTTCTCATTTGGATCATCTAACCTAAATTGGGCTTGTAAGTTGATCGGTGATGTTCCACCTTTTTGGGTGTAACCGGCATTGATAGTGTAGTTGCCACCACCACCGATAGACTTAACATAATTTCTTGTTTCTTCGATAGGGATTGAATCAGGAGAACCATCCCATCCATTACTGATCCAAGAGTCTACGTTACCTGGACCGGCATTATATGCGGCCAAGGCCTTTGTTAAGTTACCACCATACTTTTGCAAGTTTTGGGCGATGTATTTAGCACCGCCCATTGCACTTTCGTATGGATTGGTCATATCATTAATTCCAAGTTCTCTCGCTGTATCAGGCATTGTTTGGAACAATCCTGTAGCTCCTGCAGAACTTTGTGCTGTTGGGTCGAAACCACTTTCCTGCCGTGCTACACGAGCTAATGTATCAACGTCTACACCAGTTGCATTAGAGGCTTGGATAATTGCGTCTTGTATCGTAGGTGATACATTACCGTACTGAGTCCAATCCATTACATACCTCCTAACCTAAAAGACCAGGCATATGAGATTTATATGTGTTAAAGTCTTGATATTCAGGATCGTGTAATCGTTTACCACGGTTGAAGTCTTGGAAATTGTTCCAATAGTCTTGTTGTTTTAAAAGACCGGCATTAATGCCCTCAGCATTTTGTGGTGTTAAGGTGGGACCAGTATACCCCATAGCAGATAACGAAGCATTGCCTTTACTCCATCCCTCTTTATCATCAGAACCTAGTTTCATCATTGCGTTGGTTTGATTTAAAAAGCCTCCAATATTAGAGGCCTCATCACTAGCAAATTCTTTATCTAAGTTTTTAGCCTCTCCACGAGCTAGTTTATTATCAGCAAGCATACCAAGACCACCTGCTACAGCTTGTCCAAATTGATACCAAGGGTCTGATTTCGGATCATACGGAATGTAAAACATTTAATTCCTCCTCTGTAAAACCTTCTACTACAATGCCATTAGCGTAGAACATATTAGAGCCAGTACATACAAGTTCGTATACAGGAACTACTCTACCTGCAGAGAAATTAATAATATGTTCAAAACCACTATCGGTTAAGATTTCTACACCCTCATCAAGTTCATCAATCGCTTTTAAACCATCACGAGTCCATACGGTTTGTGTATGAGTAGTTTCAACTTGATGATTGTCTGTAGATAAAATCATAGTTTCTTTTAAGCCACATTCGATAACTTTAAGAACTTTTTCAATACCATCTTTAGCGACTACGATATCTCCCTCTTGAATTTCATTAATAGGAATATAGCCGTAATCGGTTTCAATAGTAACCTCAGCAGGGAAACAAGCAAGATATGCACCAACGCCTTGCATTAATCCACCGAAGAAACCGGAGCCATTTTGTGTAACATAACCACGGCCGTTATTAAGTTGACCTGTAGTTTGTAGTGCTTGTTGGTTAGAACTATTTTGCCCTTGTGCGAGTTGTAAGTATTGTTGAGGGTTAGCAAATGAATACATATTAGCTTTATGTGCTAATTCCATAGGATTCATAGCGAATTGGTATTTCTGATCGAGTAGACCACTTTGTGTTTTTAGATCTTCGCTATAATCCTTAGACAACTGTGCGTTCATATTCTTTTGCATATCATTAGTAGTGCTATTGAACCTAGAACTATCTACGATACCTTTTTTAGCCATAGCGGATAATTGCTGACCCATCGTATTTTCGTAGATGCGGTTGAAGTAATCTTTTTTAGCATTAGTATAAACGTCAGGTAGTTTACCAGTAGCAAGTTCTGCTTGCTCTTTTCTAAGGCCATCAATATCATTTACAGTTTGACTATAAATGCTTTGCCAATTAGGATTAACTACACCGCTTAATAGGTCCGTGCCTTTAGATACAAGTGCATCAACACTCGGTTGAATGGACTCTAAGTATCGTTGTTGTTGTCTGAGCAGTTGTTTTTCTTCCTCAGACAAAGGGCGTTCATGATAAGTAGAACCACCTTTCTTACCCATTAATTAACCTCCCTTACAAAGTAATATTGCCATTGACCTCCAAGGAATTTCTTTTCCTTTAAGGTCCCTTTAGTTAATCGTGCATATACCTTAGGGTTATGTGGCGTAATAGTTGCTACACCTTTTAACCCTAATTGCTTTGCATATTGTTCGATTGTGGGCCAAGCCTTATTAAATTCAAAACTAACTGGACCACATTCTAAATACTCTCCACACACACCGTATGTAAAGAATGAACCATCTTCAAAAATATGGATAAACGGATACCATGTTAAGTCCCAATCATCCCAAAAATTACCCATTTTTTTGTTGTATTTGTTTATCCACTTAATAATGTCTGCATCAGTTGCCATAATAAGCTCCTACAAAAAAATGGCACCCCTTTCGGAGTGCCTTTGATTAGCCATATGGATTTCTATTAGATGACCCAACACCTTTAAGGAAATCATCATGATTTGAGCTATGTTTTTTAGACCCAAACCCATTGCCTCGTCTGCTAGAGGATGTAGAACCTTGGCTTACTAGAGCCTCCGACTCACGAACAATATCAAACGAAACGAATTTAAAGATGATTTTACTTTGAGTACTAAATTTAAACTGCAGTTTTGCTGAACGGATTTGACTTTTGAATTCTTTTTGTTGTTCATCATTCGTCCATGTATGATGGATAATAGTGTCATTAATAGCAATGTCACCGGAACCATCTTCGTCAGCCATAATGTCAACATACGTTCTATACACATTCATACGATGTGTATCTCGAATTTCCCCACTCAGGATTACCTGCTTAATAGCAGTGCCATTATCTGTTTTATTATCCCAAGACAACTCATAAATAGCTCCTGATGTGTCACTATCATTCATAGCCACCAACACATGGTATCTGTTTTCACAGATCGTAGTAATGTTATGTGGGAACGTCCATCGACTAAAGGCTTTTAAACCATAGTGATATACATATACTGTATTTCCACTATCTCCGCTTACTATTAATTGCTTGGTCCTGCGTAGGTCAAAAATGAACGGATTGTCCACTCTACGTTTAATAAGTGGGTTACACTTTTCACCAATATCTTTAGGTTCAAAGTTAGCGTAAGACATGGACGTAGCGTAACTTTTTAGTCCAGTAGTAGACATAAACACTACGTCTTTGCCTAAATTAGTACAGGCGTGTCTTGAAATAAAATCGCTCTTACTACCAAGAGATAAAATATTCCAATCACTAGGTTCATTTTGAACAGTGTAGATCATACCATTAGACTTAAATACCAGTAAGTCAGTAGCAAGTTCTGCTACTCCAACGATATCCCCACCGTCTTTATAGCCTACATTTACGTCCTTACGAGCAGAGTCATCGTTGGAATTTTCTGTCCAGTTTTCCTCCTCGCCAATAGCAGAATAAATTAAAAGGTCTTGCCCTGATTTAGATACCACTACACGCCCTGATCGTGAGAATACAATATCAGCATTTGGGGACTGGGCTATTTCTGTCAGATTTTGGTAATTGTATTTCTGCAGTTTGCCACCACTAGCGATGAGTACATTACCACCAAATTTAGTGCAAGATGGTCTTTCTGCAGAACCATTCAACGTGCCAATTAACACTGGCGTTTTACCAAACTCGTACCGATAAATCTTTTTATTCTTTAAGAATACAAAGAAGTCATTCATTTCGTAATCGTTATAGATATGAGTTACCGGAGCCTCAAATGTATGTAGAGGGGTTCCAATACCCCTCCGTGTCCGTAATTTATCTCCCTCAATGTCGAATTCGAAGTTCTCCAAATTTACACATTCGTTCTCTTTTAAGAACTCAGGAGATTTGGCTATATTCATACCACCAGTTAGATCAACTAATGTGACGGTATGAATACGTTGTGTTTTACCAACTTTCTTTGCCATTGTACCTCCTAACGTAATCCATATTGTTTAAGGAACTCGAGTTTATCAGCAGGAGTTTCGCTACGTTTTTTGATGTATTGGGAATATCTATTCCAGTCAGCAGACTTCTTAAAACTATCATATGCAGAGTCTAGTACAGAGATAATTAATTTGCCGTCTCTCGATGCGTAGTTATCTATCGTGGCGTTTGTATATGGACTCACTGGTATAGCTTGTGGTGTATCAAGAACAATTACTAACTCAGATTTACGGATAGAATAGTTATTAGGTAATATTGGAAATTTTTTTAGATTTCTTCCTAAATATATTCTTTCGCTATCAGTAGATGGTTGAATTCCAAAGTCGTATAAATTAGTTATTTCAGGCAATACAATTATTTTTGTTTCTGATCCACCCATATTGTTAGTCAATGTAGTGAGTTTAGGTAAATATATAGTTTTGATAACCCCATTATAGCCAAAAGCAGTACAACTCTCTAATTTAGGTAAATTGAAACTTCCCACATTCGCCTCACCAAAAATAGAACCACACGAAGTCATTTTAGGAGCAGAAAAATTATTTATAGTAGAAAGTTGAAATAATTTAGCAGAGTTATCAGATACAACATTAGGTAATGAAACATTGTTAAACGTGATTCCCTTACCAAAAGAATCAGGTAATTGAGTTGCATCGTCATTCCAGTCGATTTGCTTTGTCTTATATAAGATCGAATGGATTAAATCATGCTCATTAGTCCCTGCACTAATGCGTTTTATCTCGTCAGGAAATTTAGATAATTTTCCCTCAGATTGAACCCCTTTAGATACTAGGGCCTCTTTTATTTTTAGTTTTTTATCATTAATGGCATTAACACTATTAATGATATCTTGGATTGCCATAGTACCTCCTAATCATTCACCTTATTCATCGCCTCTAGTAAACGGTTCATATCATTGTTATACGCAGTCCGTTGGATAAAGTTATTTGCCTCAGCACGAGTTAAACATTTAGAGGCAATTTGATTTTGTGCCACATAGATAGTACGAGCATCTGCTTGTGTAAGGTAGCCTTTCTTTTCTATTTCAGATTTGACATACGCACTAACTGTATCAAGTGATACAGCAGGGCCAGGAGGGCCTGCAGGACCAGGAGGTCCCATTCTGCCCTCTGCACCATCCACACCACGTTCACCAGGTAATCCTCTTGGACCCTCAGGACCTTGTAACCCTCGTGGTCCTTGTGGACCGGCAGGACCAATGGGTCCTCTAATATTACCTAATCGAATTCTAGCCATTAATTATTTACCCTCCATGTTCCGACCATATCAAAGATAAACCGTTGCCCACTAGGTACGCCCCAACCTTTGATATTACGAGTATTAGGTTCAATATAGACACTACCGTTATTAGCACCAAGAGCCACCTCGATTAATTTAGTTGGAACTGGTGCGTTACTAGGTAATGTGGCGATAATACCACCATTACCACTAGGGTTTGTTAAACGAGTATCAAGGTGTAATTTACCAAATGCACTAATAGGACTGAATTCAAGATATCCACGAGCAAGACCACCTGTACCAGGTTGAGCATTACCCCATACAACATCGTATACCATTGTATCGGTGCTTACGGTAATACTATTAACATTAGCGTTGTAGCTAACGTCTACATATAAATCACCATTATTTTCAAGAGTGAACGTAATTTCAGGAGCCGTTCCTTGCTCGCCACGTTCGCCTCTATCTCCTTTTTGACCTTGTGGACCCATAGGACCAGGTTGACCGGCAGGACCGGCAGGACCTTGGATACCACTAGCACCGCTCAAATCTGCGATTAAGCTCATACCAGTTTCTGTCTTAATAAAGAGTTTTGCATTATCAGGGTCATTAACTGTAGATGCTATAATTACAAATTTATTTAAAGGAACATTACCACTGTCAGAATTCATCGCTTGTATAGATGAATAGGTCTTATAGAAAGCAAACGGAATACCAGGTTCACCTTTCTCCCCTTGCGGTCCTCTCGGACCTGGAGGACCCACAGGACCAGGTGTACCTGGAGTACCATTAATACCGTCTCGACCGGCAGGACCTTGTGGTCCAATATCACCACGATCACCTTTAGGCCCAGGAAGTCCTTGTCTACCGGCACTACCTTGTGGACCCATAGGACCTACGTCACCACGTTCACCATCACGTCCTTGTTTACCTTGCGGACCCTCAGGACCCATTTCGCCTCGAGGGCCTGTTGGACCCATAGGGCCACGCAACCCCATTAACTGTTCAGGAGTAAAGTCTTGATAGGTAAATGCCTTACCATCTTTACCCCTAAGACCTTGATGAATAGTTAGGTTAGCAGGGCCTTTCTTTTTAATTTCAATGACTCGATCTATGAGTATCACCTACCTTTTTAATTTGTTAAGTACGTTACTACTCAACAAATCCATAAGTTTATCCATGTGAGATACACCACTATCCCTCATATTTTCTACAATCGATAAGAACTCACTGTAACAGGTATATCCAATCGTAAAGGTAATCGCTTTCATACCTAGTACAATACCTGTATTACCAAATGCGGAGTCTATCATCATAGCGGCTGTTAAGAGTAGTGCATACTGTATCATCTTAGAAAGAAAACCGGCTCCTAAATGGGCGGTAGTAATTTTACCTGCCCTAAAAGCAGGGATCCATCCACGGAATTTATCAATGGTTGTAATTTTTTCTTGTGGTATGCCTTGTTCTAATAAATACTGGTTACTGATAGCAAACCATTTCGTAATAATATCAATCACTAATAACCAAAAAATACCTTGTGCGATATAGACATATTGCGATTGATGGAAAGAAAGGAAAGCAGATAAAGCTGTACCTGCCATAACCTTAACCTCCCAATAGTTAAGCAATTTACAAATCTGTTCTATAAAGCGTTGGTATATATCAAACACATCCATCAATACGATTACAAACACACCTGTAAGGAACCTATATGGTGGTGGATAATGTTTTGAAATCCACTTATTCATATATCCTCCTTAGTGGTATGAAATGCCTGGACTAACTAAAAAAGGACCCTGCAAAATACGTTCTTTACGGCCTTGTGCATCGGTTTGCACAATATCGTAATAGTATTTCGCAAGCTCCTCATAATAAGAACCGTCTGTATCAATTTGTGAAGTAACTTCATTAGAGAAGTTAATATCAACTAAGCCATTCTCAGGCTCTAGTATACTGCATACTGCCTCTGCAATAACAGTTTCGCCTTCTGCATCCTCTCTTACCTTACAGACAAAAGAATAGCCAGTAAGATCTACTGGCTTATCTTTATCATCTTTAATTGTAATTTGGAACACAAAATCATCACCTTGGTTAATCACCAATTCTTGCGTTGGCGGTGCTAATTTATGCTTTGCCATAGTCCCCCTATTTCATAGTGAAAAATCTATATGCAACAAACCAAATTATTGACACCATACCACCCATAACAATAAGCCAAAACAAAAGGTCAATAGTATGTCCTTGATACTTCCTAAAGACATCGCTTATTGTAATATATGCAATTAGAGTGGGTGGAGTCATCCATATAATCTTCCCCATGACAACACCTCCTAATATTTAGAACGTATCACCATTATGAGAATTTGTCAAGTATAATATTACCAAAACGCAATTACAAGTACATCAGCCTCACCATACTTACCAAAATATCCATCATTTTGGAAATAGAAGAAATATCCTTCCCTCGTAATACCACAACCCATAAATGTACGTTTATCTTCAGTTTGTCTCTCATCGATAAAAGGAGCGGAAAATGGTGCAGGTCCACTCATAAAGAATACACGATTATAAAGAGGTTCCCCATGTAGCCAATGACCACCCTCTAGGTCTTTCATTTTCCCACCACTCGGTTTGTTATTCCAATAAGTGGAATATTTGTTATTAAAGTCGTGAATTCTATTTATATCTTCATCGCTAAAATATCTACCAGTATTCGTGTAAACCGAGTCTTGTTTTAATACATGATTGGTTATATAAACTAAACAACGGTCAAAAGTATACCCTTGCGGTAATTCGATTTTTTCTCCACTACGCACGTGTTTATTTATAAAGATTGTATTTTTTAATTGTTGGCCACCGGAATACACGCTACTAGCATCAATACGAGAACCGGTGATATTGGCACCACGAATGTTGCCCTCTTGGTCTACACTAAATGTATTGGACGCATTTTTAATAGTAGTACCTGTAAGACTACCACCTCGTAGATCACCAACATCCTCTGAAATAACAGATAGTTTGTCTACCTTCATCTTATCAGCACCAATAGATTTAGCCTCAATGTGACTAGCTCCAATCGTTCCGGCCTTAATGTTGTCACCACTAATCGTATTAGCGGCAATCTTATCACCGGTAATAGATTTTGCTACTACCTTATCTCCAGTAACGGAACCTGACTTAATCTTATCAGTAGTAATAGCATCGGTTGCTATTTCGGTAGCAGTGACAGAGCCTGCTTTAATTTTGTCGGTAGTTACCGAGTTACTAGCGAGCTTATCAGCAGTTACAGAATTAGCTACAAGTTTATCGGTAGAAATAGAACCATCTGCGATTTTAGTACCAACGATAGATTTATCTCCAATGTGTCTAGCTACGATAACCCCATCATCGAATACAGTATCGCCTGTTATATGAACGAATTTGCCTGAAATAGACACCGTATCTTTGGAGAGATTGATACGAGAAATAATTTCCTTACCAGTGAGTTTATCAATACCGGCTTTAACCTTTACCTCGATATCATCTGCTACTTGTGTGATACTTGTGATAAGGTTATTCATATTATCATTCACGGTGGAATTAATAGCTTTCTCTGTTGCTGTTAATCGACTTTCTGTATCACTTTTAACGGCCTTGACTTTTACATCAACGCTGTTAGATAACTGCGTAATACTAGAACTCAATTCCTTAGCTTTGTCATTAATTGATGTACTTAACGCATCTTTAGTTAAGGTGAGTTTACTTTCGGTATCTGCCTTAGCATCTTTGATTTTAGCGTCTACACGATCAGATAATTGAGTAATATCAGACTTTACTGTTCTAATATTATCTGCTACAGAGGAATTAATAGCCTCTTTAGTAGCAGTGAGTCTAGCCTCTGCTGTATCTTTAGCGTCTTTAACCTTGGCATTGATCGTTCCTTCCATCGTAGTTAAGGAAGTAGTTAAACCACCAATTTTTTTATCGATTTCTTGGCGAGCCTTGATAAGATCATCAAGTTTTTTATTGGCTGATGTGTCAGCGTTTTCTAACTTAAATATCTTGTTATCAAGGTCTGCTCGAGAACGGTTAAGCTCTTCAAGTGTTTTATTAATGTTAGCAAGGCCTAGTTTTTCAGTATTAATCATTTCGGTAGGGATAAGTTCTAAGGTTGATACAGAAACCTCCTTAGACATTTCGCCCTCACCAAAAATATCTATGTATGCTACCTTAATAGTGTAGCTACCGGTAGAACAGTTAAAACTGAACTTATTATCTTGCACAAAGTATTTCTGATTATCGATGTATACATTAGCACCGTAACAGTCCTCAGGAATAACATCGAAATCAATACGTAACCCCTCAAATACTGGCGTAGCTAATACATGTAAAGGAGCGTTAGGAACAGCTTTGCTGTACTCTACTTTTGCAGGTGTAGAATAACTATTACCTACCCCTTTATTGTATAAGTACCCTGTACCGGACCGAGAATATGGTTTAGCAGTAGAACTCCAATCTGTAGTTAAATCAAGCCGATTATGTTCTTCCCCTACATGCTCATCAAGACGAAGTTCTGTCCACTGATACTCATTTTGAGGATATTGTTTCCAAGACCAGTAGGCTCCTCGTTTATCGAACACTACAGTAGCCTCATAAGGTGGTCTAGGTACATATTTACCCTCACCAACGTAATAGAGCGTTACAGGGGCATTATAGGTTTCAGAGAGTGCATTACGCACATCCTTACCTCGAATTCTGATCCAGTATTTTTTACCTACATCAATATTATCAAGAGTGAATGAATTAGTCTTTGGCGTATCATAATGTCTAACAATTTCTTTAGACGTAAAGGCGTCCATTTCATCTATAAAGTCACCAACTTTAATGTCGATACTAGCACCGTTATATTGCTTAATAGAGGACGAGTCCCAAGTAATCAATAAGGATATGGCACCATTTACAGCCTTTTCTTCTACCTTGATACTTCTAATCTGTTCAGGGATTGTATCAGGGTTGTCAGCTAGAACATTATATACGCTCTCAACTTTCTTAATCTCTTTTTCTAAATCAGAGGCGATCCCCTTTAGGTAGTTTTTAAGTAAGGAGATAAACTTTCTACCATCGCCTTGTATAGAAGGAGGTAGTTGATTGACACCATTATCAGACATATACACCTCCTTAAATAAGTCCTACAATAGCCTCTACCATATCTTGTTCCACATCCATATTAAAGCCATGATTAGACATAGCAAGGATAATAACAAGTTGGGCAATAATATTACTAAATGCCTCATTCTTAAACGGAATTTGGTCTGTGTCTTGTGTTAAAATTGGCGGTTTCTTATAGTATCTGACCGTGAGAGGGACCTTACCATAGACCTCCAAGGTAGTACCTTTAATAAGGAGAGGAGCTTGGTTAGTAACCCTGTACCAGTCATTTGGAACCACATTTTGAGCTTTTGTGAATGTAACATCACCTACTACCTCGTAATAGCCGTTCTTAATCAGGATATGCCAAATAAAGTTGATCGCATCGTTGATATAGGCAATCAACTCTTTATCTTCGTAACCACTCTGTAAGTTATCACTTAACCGGTCACGAAGAGCGGCTTTATCCATTAGTTCTCTTACCGTCATCTTCTTTCACCTCGCCTGTAATAGATTTCACATCATAGACTGTATAGGTAACGAGTTGCCGTTGTTGGAGAACTTTATCGAATGGAATAGTATCTGTCAAAGCCTTAACATGAGGTCTACTTGCAAAGTAGCGAATTGGCATAGTGCCAACATAGTTAGGGTCCATGTGTTTAATCTTCATACCGTCTTGTTCCTGAATAAAGATTACAGGAAACTGACCGCACAAAGAAATAAAATCATCAGGACGAGTAGCTTTAGCCGTATTGGTAACTGATACTTCTTTAACAAGTTCAGGGTTACCATCTTGTGCTAATTCTTCACTGAGGCGATCTATTGCTACATTTAGGCTCATCAGTAATTCTTCGTCAGACAAACTTAGTTTTTGCATATCACCAAGACGCTGACGTACTAGAATTAACAAATCATTCGCTGTCATTTTACCTCCTATACAAAGAATGGCATCGGTCTATCAATCGGTCCACTAGACTCGCCTGCCACCATTTTTTGAATTTCTGCAGTAATTAAACCTGCTACAGTATCTGCACCAAAGTTACCGTTCAGTAACCCTAGTCCAAACCGAGCAAACATATCAAAGAGGATATATGGTAAATCGATTTCATCTTCGATTGTTTCGATAGGTTCAAGGATATACAAATACTGCATTGTGGCGTCCTGTTTAATTTGAATGGTATTGCCTACAAACTTATAGGGTTCGTTAAATCCATCCTCAAAGGATTTAAACCCACCAAAGTCAGCCGGCAGGGTTGCTTTCCCATTCTTAGGACGCACTTTTGTTTCTTTAGTAATCCAAAATGACTTAGAGTTAATAAGTGCTAAATTGACATACCGAAGAACGATATTTAAAGCATCAATGATTTCCGGATCACTGTGCTTGCGATTAGCATTTTCCCCTAAGCCATATAAAATAGACGTTACTACGTCACGCACTACTATCATAAGAACCTCTTACCGCCACCAGTTGTAGTTCTAAACTCAGGATTTTTCATAATCCATAAACGGATCCATTTCTCGTACTCTGCCTTATCTTTACCCTGACATTCTTGGGCCATAATAAGCTCAAAGTCACTCATAAAGCGATGACGTGGTATTCGTGCAATCACCTTAGCTTTACCGCCTAGGTTACCTTCAAGACCACTATCACGTTCTTCTTTAGCTTGACGGAGTACATCGGACTCGTCATATGTATGCACAATCGACCATGTGTCCTTATCAACTGTGACTTGTGTATTCAGTCGCATATATCACCTATTTAGATAAAAAAAATAAGGGGGTAGAATTAACTACCCCCCAAGGATTATTTTGTAATGCCGTACAAACGAGCATTGGCAATCGGTGCAGTACATTCGAGAGTAGCTGTACCAGTGATTACGGACTCTTGGTAAGTACCACGGCGTTCCAAATCTTCGTTGTGGAACGGAATAAGGTAACCAAGTTTCCAGTATTGTAATTCAAGCAAATCTACAACATCGTCAGTATACATACGATGAGCCACAAGTTCAACAACACCGAAGTCAGTTTCGAGTACATCGATTACTTGTGTTAATTTTTTAGCCTCCATCGCAACATTACGTTGAGAGTTAGCTGTAAATGTAGATGCTTTACGTTTGTTTTTACCGGACATAACAGCGATATCTACATCACCGCCACGGCTCCATACAGCTTGCATAGCATCATTCAATGCGTCCATGTTAAATTCGCCTGCTTTAGCAAGTTTACCGGCATCAATAGCATTGCAATAAGTCAATTCCATTTTACCGGCAGTAACTGCCGCACCTGGTTTAATAGGAGTACCTGGAGTTGCCGCAGAGTCCTCTGCAGTAGCATGCAAAGTAAATTTATCTTTGTCTACTGGTTTAACAAAGTATTGAGTATTTGGTGCGAATTTAGCGTCAAGTTGGTTAGCACCTTTACCACGAACAGTAACACGATCGCCAGTTACAAAACGGTGGTTAGCCAAAGTAACAACACCTTGAGCGTCTACAGTGATTTCAGTCCAGTTATCTAGGAAGTAAGGAATACCACCAAAACGACCTGCAGTAGTTTCGTCAAATGGAGCTTTAGCTTTGTTTGCTACGATAGCATATTCAAGGTCACGGCCAATTTCTTTGGATGCTTTAAGCATTTGATATGCTTTTTCATCACGCACACCGTATTTTTTGATAGCTTGTGTGATATCAGATACTGTGTAACCGTGTTCGAATTGTTGTGTAAAGTTAGATTCACGTCTACGAGGAGTAGCTTTACGAGTACTGAAATCATGTACTTCAAGTGTAGCGTTATCCATTGCAGGACGTAAAGAGTCGCACAACCAGTTATGTTCTGTATTTGTTACAGAGAGTTTACCAAATCGAGAAGTCAAAAGTGTTTGGTCAGGGTCAATGTTGGTAATAAAATCGTTCATATCCTCAACTGTGCCGACCACATTATAAGACTTAACAGCCATTTCCTTAGCCAATTAAGTTCCTCCTTTATTTAGAAAAATAGTTCATTTTGGATAGCACCTCCGCTTGTTGATCTACAGACAAACCACGCAATTTACTATAATCAATTTGAGTTGTCGGACTGCCAGGTGGTACCGTAGCCGCCCCTGCACTCTCTACGAATGGTGGTTTAAATGTCTGTTTTGGTACAGCAGGTGCTTTACGTTGAATGGTTGGTACATTATTAGTACCGTAGTATTCATTACGCACGGCTGTCATATAGGCATCAACAGTTTGTGTATCATAACGATCCATAGCCTGTTTGATTTGGACAGCTTGTGCATATGGTAAGTTATTTAATTTTTCCAACGCTAATTGGTTAATAGCCTGGAAGTTAGGGTCAGAATAGAACTTACCCATAGTTTGATTAAAGTTCTCAACCACACGAGCCTTTTCTGCCTCTGCTTGACGAGCGGAGTAGATTTCAGCTTTCACATTAGCAATACTATCAGCGTATGCCGCTTGATGTAGAGCGTTATACTCATCGTATTCTTCGCCTAGAGCTTTTTCTACCTCTTTACGAGCATAAGCATCTAGTTGTGTGTAGTAATCACGTTGAGTAAAGTTTGGTTCTTGTTCAGGTGGTTGTTGTTGAACAGGAGGTTGTGCTTGATTGTATGGGTGTACTTGTGGAGGTTGAGCATACTGCATTTGACGTCTCTCCTCAGCGAGAGCTTGTGTCTTGCGAGTATAATCTTGTGTCCGCATGTATCCATGAAGTAATTCATCAAGGGTTACTTCTTGTTCTTGGCCGTTGACTTTAACTACAAAAGTTTCAGGTTCTGCAGGTTGTCCTTGTGGGTCAGCTACTCCCTCGTCAGGGTCCTCGTCACCATCTTCTTCTTCGCCACTACCAAATCTGCCATCGTTGAAAAATACTGGATTACCGTTTTCGTCAATACCGAAATCCGGTGTCTCTGTATTATCGGAGTCCGCAGTGGGTTGCTCCAATTCACCAGTATCAGCAGGTTCTGCATCACCGTCTGCAAAGACCTGCAAATCAAATTTGAACTTTAATTCTTCCATGTTTTCCTCCTTCACTCCCAATTAGGGTTGGTGAATATTAACAATTAGTAAGAGCCTCGACCAGTGCCCCAGTAACCGGTATTCATAGAGCTACGAGATCGTTTATAGTCTGCCATGCTATCACTATCTAGTTGATCAAAACTAACGGATGGCGTTGGAGCTTGGATGCTGTAGTTACCTTTAAATACAGGTTCAGGACTAGGAGCAGGAGCCTCAGGTTCGCTATAAGTACTTTGTGGCGTGTTGTCATAATAAGACGCCCTAATTGCGGCCTGACGTGCCGCCTCTGCCTCTGCTTGTTGGCGTAGTCGCTCTTGTTCTTTCAAATACTCAGCGTAAGGAGCACGCAACGCACCTTGGGAGTACAATTTTTCAATCTCTTGCGGTTCAAACTCTGTGCGAGCTTTCATAGAGGAGATATCATCATCTCCCCAACCAAGACCTTTTAATTTAGCGTCATCAGCCCATTGATAGCCCATACCCTCTGCAAATGGGTTTTGTCTACGCCAGGATTGCTCTTTAGGGATAGTAGCCATACGTTCCTCTGCAATTTGGCCCATTGTTTTAGGTGTAAATTTGCCATCTGCACTATCACGATAAGACTGCTCCATAGCTTTGCCTTGACGCAAGATTTCGGCAATTTTCGCAGAAAAATCAGAACTTAAACCTGGGTGAGATTGTTGATAGGCACGAGTGTCCGCCTCGTCTTGACGAGCTTTTGCCTCGGCATGTGTTTCAAACTTAGGGGCCATAGTAACGGATGTATAGTCTGTACTTGGAGTATATTGACCATCCTGAGGGAACGGTGTATTAGCCTCCATACGTGCCTTAGCTTGATTAATAGGCTCTTTTTTTGCTTGCATATCCTGATACGTCATAGGGGCCTCTTGGACCCCTGCCTTTTCTGCAAGCACTTTAGCAATAGGGGACGGTGCCATTGCACGATCCCAATTTTCAAAACGAAATCCCATATTTCCTCCTATTCAGGGTAATACCCTGTACGATTTAACAATTCTTCTTGCTCTTTAAAGTCAGCAAGTTCCTTATTAGCAAGAGTACCAGTAGCAATTTTGCTTTCTAAAAATGCTTTAAAAGCCTCCGATGCCAGTAGGAGGTTCCTGTACTCCGCTAGACGGCCCTCTTGGCACGTTTTGAGGTTGTTGATTATCCACTCTTGATACGCCTGTAGCCAGTCCTCCAGATAGGTTAGTGCCGCCGAAGCCTCCGCCCCCAATCCGGCTTGTTGCATTAAATTGTTGATTTCCGTTTGGGTCATTACCTGCACCTCCGAATAATACTTGTAACTCAGGTGGCAACTGCAATAAGTATTGTGGCGGTAAAATACCAAATTGAGCGTAATATTGCATTGCGTCATATGGTAATTGAGATAATACTTGTTGTTTTAATTGCATTTCCATCATCATACGTTGTTGCGTGATGTTTGGATCCGTAATATAGTCACCATAATTTTTAAAGCCGATATTTTCTATCCATTTTTTGAATAGATTGTAGATATTTTCCGGTGTAGATACCATGTAACCACCGGCATTGGCTTGCATAAGAGCTGTTAAAAGCGTTTGCGTAGCCATGATAGTAGACTCTTTGGTAGCAATACTAATACCTGCATTAACTACCAGGTCAAAACTACCATCAAGGTCCTCAGGACTGATTTTAAGCTCTTTATTGGTAAGTCTAATGACTGTTTCTTGATCGATAAATTTCTGATTGAGGCTTACCATAAAGCGGAATAGCTCATACATACCTGTTTCTGCGAACATACGAGCCACAAGTTCAAGCCGTTGTGCAGATTGCCCTAAAATAGCACTAATACCAGTAGCTGTTTTATTAAGGCTGTTAGCATCTAACCCTTGGTTATACCGTGTAATACCGGTACGGTTTTCCTTTTGTCCCTCTAAATATTCAAGGAATTGGAATGTTTGAGGAGATAGAGGAGAAATATTCATAGGCATAGCCACTTCGTTAAGAGAGTGCCCTGCTTTCATACGAATAACTTTACGGCCTTGCACAAAATCATCAATATTAATAGCAGACTCGTCTAATAGCATCTTCGGATCATTAGTAAGAGCCACGTTTTGCATGATTTGACGTGTTAGGGCTACTTTAAGGTCTTGTAATTCACCGATTAATTCGGCATAGGAACGCTTTACCCAAATACGATGTGGGTCTTTCGTAGGAGAAATAGCGAAGAATGGGTGTCTACCCATGTAATTTCGCTCCATACGGATGATCGTATCACCGCAAATCGTAATGATCATATCTTCCAAGATACCGTCATTATTGACGTCAATCTTTGTATAGCACTCGTACAGTGTTACTTCCTGGCGAGCAAGTTGATCATCTTGCATGATATCAACGTAATTGTCACCAATGACTTGCTCTACTTGGCTTTTTACAATGCCATTACTATTGTTTTCAATACGAATTTCATCAATATTAGCATAAATCCCCTGTGCCTCACGTTCACGCAAGTAACTCATCGTTACTTTACGTTTATGAGCTACAAAATTAGCCTCATCAAGTGACTTAGCATCAGGGGAATATAAAAATTCGCTCACTAGGATATTCTCTATCTTAGGAGCGTTTTTTACATAGTATGGAGATTGATAAGTAACTAGGAAGTCACCGAACGCATCCGGTCCTTCCATGTTGGTAATAGGTACGCCAGTTTGAATCAGTGCCTGCAAAGCCTCGTTATTAAGAACGGCTTGCTCTGTAGTATACCCCTCTGTCCGTTCCCAGTAGCATTTAATAATACCCATACCAGTGATAAGGGCATCTTTCATCCAGTTATAGAGTAATGGGAAGAATTTATTTTGACGTTGAAGTTGATATACAAGTAATGACTGAATAGTTTCAGCCTTGTTATCATCTTCTTCCGTTACGCCTGCTACGGTAATGACCTCATCAGAGCCTATGAATACTTTCATAAGGGACGGTAATGCCCACTCGATAGTATCGGTTACGTCCGTAGACACAAGGTCAGAGGTCTTAGAGAGGATTGGGAACTTTTTCTTGTAATAGTTCTTATCAGCGTAGTAGATTTCGTATCGTTCTTTAACCGCAGGTTCTACTGTACTTGCCTGATAGGCCTCTGCACGCTTGATATCGTTTTGAACGTACCTAACTACCGTTTTATTTAAGTCTTGTAAAACGGTTTCGCTGTCCATTTACCCTCCTTAATCAAGAATACAAATGATATTAGAATGAGGCATTAATAGATATTCACGCCCCTCGATATTTACCTTTTCGGAATAAGGGCCAAATTGTACTACGTCCCCTTTTTGTACTTCGTTATGGATCCATTTACCGTAATCAAACTTACCCTCGCCTGAGGCAAATACAGTGCCTGTATTTTGTACTTTAGTATTATTACCAAGGATAATGCCACTTTCAGTAGTTTCTTCACGGATTTCAGGAATAACCAATACGTTGTCATGTAATAGTTTCATTACATTGCACCTCCCAAAGGAATATCGTCAGTATGCACAGTATTGAAAGCCCCTACCGGAGGCATAGCAATCTGTGAGATATACGCTAATGCGTCAATTAAGTCATCATGTAGGCCCTTAGGGAATGACTGTAATTCACTTTCGAGTTCTGTTAAGAACTTCGAACCCATAGGGAACCAAACACTGCCAGTTTTAAAACGAGGTTGCAAGGTAGCAATACGAAGTTCCTTGCGACTGGATGCCTCGAGGTCTTTAACAGTAAACCAAATATTACGTTTTGGCATTTCTTTTTCTAGGTAGTGTTTAACGGATGCCTGGTAGGCAACCTTTTCGACCCCTACATACACCGGTTTATATTTCTGTACGGCTCTAAAGATACCGTCAATGGTTTGTGATGGATCATACCTATCAAAATCAATGTCTAAGATGAACCACTTATTATCAGGGTTCACGGCTACTGTACAAATTACGGTGTAATCGGCACTCTCTTTTTCAGAGATAGCAAGGTCAACCGTAGTATAGATGGAACAATCTTCCAGTTTCAGCTCATTAGGAGCGTAATACATAAAGTATTCTTTCTTAAACATTTGGCGTTCCGGAGAAATAGCGATACACATTTTTTCTCGCTCCCAAATATCCAATTTGCCTAACGCTCGCCAAGCCTCTTTTTCTTCGAAAATCTCAGATACAGGAAATCTATCAGGCCAATTAGACTCCCCTTCGTCATTCATAACAGGAATACGGAGTGCATTGAATTTAAGCAGGTCTTTATTTTCGATTACCTGTTCAATCAAACACTTCTCACCGAGGTTATTGCCGATCATGAAAATACGAGTTTTCTTACCAAGGAAGTACGCATCAGAAAGGAACCAGTTGTAATCATTCGTTTGCACGGTATCAGATAAACTATCTTCCACGTCCTGAGGGTCATCGATAACGATAATATCAGGGCGTTTATCCCCCCATAACAAACCACGAATAGAGGAACCTTTACCATAGGCCTCCATGCGAACACGGATCTCCTCACCCTGTTCATCGGTCACAACACATTCGAAAGCCTTTTCGGATTGTTGCTTAACCTTAACAAGGTTTAGGCTTAAAAACTCATTAGATACATAGGTATCAGCAATCTCTTTAAGTTGCTTACTAGCCTTAGATTGGTTCGCCATAATAAAGACAATATAATTGGCTTTCTTGGATGGGTATGTCAGCCGGTACAAAGGAAACGCTCTAAGAACGTAGGAACTTTTAGCGGACTCACGGAACCCCTCAATGGCAAAATGTTTCGTACCATTTAGGAGGATATCACTCCAAGTGTAATGGAACCAAGCAGGCTCAACCTCATCCTCTATAGGTAAAAACAACCTATGGAAGGTAACAAGGTTTTCTTTCCCTCTACGAAATGCCTCTGCGATCTTCGCCTCAACATCACGAGATATAACATCACCTCATTTCAAATATAAAATTCGTTAAGAATTTCATATTCTCCGTCAGGTTATTAATTAACACCCATAAGGGGAATAAAAAATAAAAAATTTACTTACAGGTATAGGGATATATACATAGGGGTACCTATAAGTAAAGCCCCACCTCTCCCCCACCGCTATCAACGTCAAATATAGATGAACGATAACGGAAGTAACGATAGGGAGGTATAGGTTGTAGATCATACTCTTGGGGAATTCTAGGGGGAAACTTATATTCTTGGGGAGGGTTTTACAGTGGGGTTTATATTCTTGGGGAAAGGGTCTCTAAACATGTCCTCCGGTGTAGGGGGTGCCCAAATGCGAAGCCCCACCCTTGGGCCAGGTGGTTCTCATTATCAATAACAGGCTAAAATAGGCGAACATAAAAGACATAAGGCGAATAAGTACCATAAAGCCAGTAACTACCTGTATTCTTAGCCGTTTGGGTGTATGTGTTTAAGTAAAGACAACGAAAGGGAACAGCCGTGAGGCAGTCCCCTAGTAGTTAGGTCTTTCAAAACTGCATAGCGTGTTAGGTAGTCTTATAGACCACCTGGTAAACCCCTATTTTTATAAACATTGTTGCCAATAGAGGGCAACGGAAAGAGGTTCCAAATGGCTATTAAAAAGACTATCGATACAACAATCACAGAAAACACTTTCAAATATGACTCTAAAAAGGGTATCTTGACAATCTGTATTCCTGTTGAGTTTAACAAAACTCAAACAGTCCTACAGGCTAAGAATTTAAGCCAACAAAGTGGGAAAGAGTGGAAATACATTTCTTGTAAAGATACTAAAGGGAATGAGATAACCCTCTATAAAACAGGGTTTAACTACATTCCACTTGTAAAAGAGACTAAAAAGTCTATTATTGATGAAAGTAAATTAGAGGTGTTATCCACTGATGAAAAAGCGGTGCTAAAAGCTATATTGGCTAAGTTAGCATAAAAAATCGACCTTGCCAGGTGGTGTATAAGGTTACCTAACACAATGCACGATGTTATATATCCGTTCGTGTAAACCCCTGTTTTTGGGCACTTTTTCGAACGATGTATAACCATTAGTACACATTTATGAATTTTTATGAGGTGAATTCAAATGAGAAAACACAATTTCATGAACAGACATTTTCTATTATGTGTAGCGACTGCATACGGTCATTTTATCGATGATGCTTGCAAAAACTTCCCTAATATGAAAAGGGACGATGTACAAGCGTTAGTAACAGGGGACTTTATACTGTTCTATCACATTGCTATGGAACGGAACAGAAAAAGCAAGTTCCATGTGGCAAGTGCTATGCCTAATTTTGACTTTAATTCTGTACAATCTTATTAGGGGGCTTTATGCCCTCTTTTTTTGTCTTATTTATCGAATATATGTACGATGTTTGCCAGGTGTAGATGAGTGTATATATTTTAAAAATAGATATCACAATGAAAAATCATAGTTATATAGGGTATTCAATAGGGTTAATCTAATACCAATAATGTAATAGGGTTTATTTTGGTTATCTTATCTACTATATAGGGTGTATCTCTTATATAGGGTATTGGGTAGGAATTTTATTTTTCTTATTCCCTCCGCTCCGTATTGGCTTTATCTTGCCTTTGGCAATGCTACGCACGATATAAGGTATTCTAACCGCTTATAGGCGGTATAGGGTACCTTTTTTATTTTGTCTACATATATCTATATTCCTGTAATAGTCTTAAAATTGATTTATTTGAGTTATACGGCGTTTTTATGCTTTTCTAGGGTTATTATACCAACAAAGAAAATAACTCACCTTATACGGCGAATTTTGATATATTGCATTTTTCACATAATAATCATGAATTAAACAAATTATAAATACTTAAATAATTATTATACATTTCATAATATATTCATAACACTAATAACTACACTTATATATATAATATAGTCACTCATCAGATGATTATCAATGATAAACCACCAAACACCACGAACCCTGAACACTGCTTGCACCCAGTAACCATGCGGATTTTCATTTCATCGAGTGTTCATGTTACGTTGTCAGCAGTTGGTAACCAACGAGTGTTACCGAGTACACTCATCTACACTGATGAGTGGTGGATAGTTTATGCAGAGATTGGAGGTGTAAACATGGAACTTGCAACTATCCAAACGATTGGCAATGCATTTTGCCACCTACTCATTGCAGTAGGTTATGTATCTGTAATTTGTTGTTTGTATCGGACTATCAAGGAGGATAGAAAATGACTTTAAAACAGTGTCTACAATATCTTATTGATCAAGGGTATAACTATATCGCTTTCACACCTGCCCAAGATAAAAGATTGTGGCAACAGGAAAAGCGTATGGGTGTCAGAGATAGAATTAGCCACTTTATCGTATCTGACAACTGCCCTACTATCTTTAGGGTTGGCTATGGTGGGTTCTGTGAATACCGTAACTGCAATAAAGTGCGTATCGTAGATAGCATCGAAGAATTATGGAGCGGTAGTTATACAGACGGTATTAACCCCATCGAGATTTCCTCTATCTTTCAATATCTTGAACCACAAGATATAGAGAAATTACCTTGGGAATAATTTATAAAGGAGCATTTTGACATGGAACATACTTATATTACGAAAAGCGGAAAATTTATTAATATCAAGATTTTAATTAGCACCAAACCTCATCAATTACTTAGTCAAATGCAAGAAATCCTGCCTCTATTTAGTGATATTCAAGACGTGCAGGCATTTATCTCCAGTATCTTAAATGACGGTCCGACAAAGACACAACCGTATCAAGTATTACGGTCTGTGATGAAAACTTACAAGGTACCGCAATATAAATTAGCACAGGAAATCGGATTAAAGAAAAATACCCTCAACGCAAAAATGTTGGGTGTTGCCCCATTTAAAGACGTAGAGAAAATTAAAATCTCAAGATATCTAAAAAATAAAACTGGTTATGAAATTACTAATTTATTTGAACGCTAAAAGGAGAACATCATGGAACGCAATTATGTAATAGACAACCGCCTTTATAGATTAGAAGTGCTTACAGAACAAATGTCCACAGGGAAGTTATTCTACTTCCTCCGTGGTGTGCAAGACACCACAGATATTAAGAGAGTAGCTTATGAGGAGTTACCTAAACCGTACTCCGCTACAATCACTCACCTACCTAAAGGGACTGTTATTTGTGAACGGTACTCTTTAGAAATCTTGGTTGAAGATATAGATACTGATCTACAATTCGCGAGTTACACAATCCCCCACGATACTGATGGCAATCTAATTACTGCCGGCAACTGTTACAGAACACCTGGCGGTACCATGTTTGCAGTAAAAGATAGACAAGTTATCCCTCAAATCAACAAGAATGTAGATTTGTTGCATAACATTGACGGCTCTGAAAAAGTTGACGAAATGGCTTACTCCATGATTACAGGCGAAAAACTTACAGAGCCTGACAGTTATATGTACTCTGAAAGTATTGAATTATGGGGTAACAAGTGTGAATTTGTTGAAAGCTCCTACTCCAATGATTTGCTCCCTGAAATCCTCACCAATGAGTATGAGGAGTTCGGTGGCACCATCGTGTTCCGTTCTGATATCGAAAACGGAATGTGTGACGAATACTTCGTCTGTGAGGAGTGCGATGAAATCCATCACATTGACGAACTTGAAAACATCAACGGAGATAAACTCTGTTATGGCTGTGTACAAGACCACTATATTTACTCAGACATTATGGGTGAATTCATCCATGAGAACGAAATCTGTTATGTCAACGATGACGCTATGAGTTATGACTACCGTAGCGACAACTACTATTGTTGCGAGGATTGTGGAGCTTGGGTCGAGGCTGACGATGTAATCGAAACAGAGGACGGCTATTACCTCTGTGACGATTGTGCAGGGAGTTATCGTATCGGCGATGAATTTTGGTACAGAGACAATTTCATCCACGATTACCACCCTGACATAGACCTTGAGTTTTATGGCGATGGCCCTAAATACTTAGGTTGTGAATGGGAAATTCAAGGAGGCGGTGAAGATGACCGCAAAGCTCGTAAACTCTTTGGGGACAACAAATATTTCTACTGTTCCCATGACGGTAGCTTAGATGACGGCTTTGAATGTATCACAATGCCATGTTCCCCTAAGGTACTACTCAACGATATCAACTGGGAACGCCTTACAGGAGCTGTACTTGGTGAGGGTTATGATGACCCTGACGGTGCAGGGTTCCATATTCATATTTCAAGAGAACACTTTAACGACCGCAGTGCCATTGGCAAGCTAGTGCGGTTCTTCTACAAGTACTATGACGAGCTTGTAGAGTTTGCTAATCGTGATGAAGATGACGCTACTCATTGGGCAGATGCAACTGACTGTGACGGCGATACTACTTTCTACCGTAGCTATGAGAAAGCTATGGAAGGTAGATATAGTGCAGTCAATGTACAAAACTCTGCAACAGTAGAAATCCGTTTATTTAATTCTAGTTATGACGCTCGAGATATTCGCTCCTACATTCAATTCGCTGATATCATTAGCGACTTGGCTAACGGCTTTTGGGCGGATATGACCTGGGAAAATATTAAGATTTTAGCTGACGAACGTGGCTACGATGATTTGACTAGCCGTTTAGACGAAATGTGTTTATAAGGAGGGAAATATCATGTGCGTAATCGCTATTTACGAGAAGAATTTAGAACTTAACAAAGAAGAATTAAAAAATTGTTTCAAGAAAAACCCTGACGGTGCAGGCTTTATGTACTTCGACCGAAAGGCAAATAAGGTCCACATCAGTAAAGGGTACTTTACTTTCGATGAGTTGTGGAAACAGCTCGAAATACTGCCAGTTGATGTAGACCGTATCATCCACTTTAGAATTGCTACATCAGGAGCTATTAATACAAGCACCTGCCACCCATTCCCTGTTTGTGACGATTACAAACAAATGGGACGTGGTGAGATTTTCTGCGACGAGGGGTTAGCACATAACGGTATCTTGTACGAATACACTCCTAAAAAAGGAATGAAGTCACGCCACTCCGATACGATGTGCTTTGTTAAGCAAATGGTTCACCCTTTAGGAGAGGCAATCATGAATAAGCAGGTGCAAGACCTCTTAGAGGAACACACCATGAGAAATAAGTTCGCTATACTTAATCATGATCAATTAGTAGTACTTGGCGACTTCGAGCAATCTCGTGACTCACTCGCCCTCTACTCTAACTCGAGCTACTACGTTCATAAATGGGAACTTGATGATTTTGCCTGGGGGTATACCACGGACGATGAAAAACTACCTAAAGATTTTGAAGTAACTGGCACTGACTTAACTGGCTATGGTTACTCATATGGAGAGGATAACTACGATACGTTCCCTATTGAGTTATGGACTGGTAAATGTACTGATGAACTCACTGCCGAGTATATTGATGCTGTGTACGATTTATGCTATAACCTCGATATCTTTATTGGGGATTGGGAAGAAAAGGATTTCTCAATCGTATTCTATGTAGACCAACCTGATTTCTTATTGCAAGAAGACATAATGGGCAAGAAATTCACAATGGGTAACTGTAATTACCAGGTTAAAAAGACTAAAGAATTAGATACTAAACAGGTTATGTAGTGGAGGGGTTATATACACCCCTCCCTTTTAGGAGGTAGCTATGGATTATATAGAAAAGTTCGATAATTTCTTTACTTACAAAAACTTGTTTATATATGAGCTGGTTAAAGATGACGGACTAACTTGGATTTCTCAAAAAAGACATATCATCCCAATGGTAATTGAGGATAAGGAAATAGGAACACCACGTTCCACGGCTCATATATTAATGAACGGCGATTTAAAAACATACAAAACTTTTGAAAAATGCGAATACAGTATTCCTTATACGTTTAAAGTAATCAAGGTGTTTAACCGTGAACACCTACTTGATTTGCTAGATTATATATAGGAGATAGCGATGGACATAAAAGACAGATTTAATGAATACTTCAACTATACAGATTTGTACTGTTACCATGTTGACGATTTATTTTATGAATTCTTTGTTAGGGATATACTCCCTGAATATGGATTTAGTCACTGTCAAATTATATTACCCCACGGCTCAATGGCCACAACAGGGATTTGCAAGAATGATACTTCAATCAATCAGACTTATAAAATTAAACGTGTGTATAACAGAGACCATGTAGGTATACTCGCCTACTCGTTCGGAAAGGAAATGCCATGACTATATATGAGATGTACGATAAGTTCTTTTGCACAGATATGCCAATCATTTACGATGGCAATTACATGTTCTTTATCTTTATAGTCAACCGTAATCTCAAAGAACATTCTCGTGCTGAAATTACACTCTTAAATGATAACGATACATTAGAATTTGCTACTTTTGGGAAATACGATACCGATATACCTCTCCTATTTAAAGTTAAAGAGGTATATGATAACACACATTTAAAATTACTAAAGGAGGACTTATGACACTACCCCTACTACCTCACCAACGTGAGGGTGTACGATACATACTCAAACATTCATCTGCCTTTGTTTGTGATGATATGGGTATGGGAAAAACTCGTACAGTAATTGAGGCTATATTTAAACGAGCCGTATTCCCTATCCTCATCCTCTGCCCTGCTAGTCTTAAAATAAACTGGCAAGTAGAGATTAAGCGGTGGATTAATGTAGACGTTCCGATTGATGATGTGAATTGTGAGGTGATAATCCTAAACTATGAACGGCTAAAGAAAAATAGATACAAACTTAAAAACAGAAATATAAAACAGATCGTTATAGATGAGTCACACGCTTTTAAGAACGAAACGTCTAAGCGAACGCAATTTGCGTTAGACCTGGTGCAACAGATACCGTACAAAATATTAATGAGTGGTACCCCATTACTTAATAGACCACTCGAACTACTCTCTCAACTTAAAATTTTGAATTGTGTGCATAAGATTGGTGGTGAGGAATACTTCCTAAACACGTTTTGTAACCCTCATCAAACACCATATGGTATTGATTACAAGGGCTGTAGTAACTTAGATGAACTGTATTTAAAGATGAAACGAGTTTGGCTTAGACGAGTTAAGTCAGAACTTGAAAACGCATTACCTCAGAAAACGATAGTACCTATCCCAGTATGTAGGGTTAAGCAATCGGCTCCTACATCACTACAAGAAATCGAACGGTTCGATAAGATAGCACTGCAATATAAACTTCCTCATGCGGTAGATTTTATTAAGCAACTTATCGAAAGAGGTGAGAAAGTTGTGGTGTTTGTACATCACAAAAACATAGGTAAACACTTAAATCTCGCCTTCCCCAATGCCTCTGTTATAGTAGGTGGGCAAACCCCTCGTACTAGGCAGGAGAACATAAATTCTTTTCAACATGGTACTAATCAAATTATTATATGTAGTTTACTTGCTAGTAGCGTGGGTTTGACTTTAACAGCGAGTAGGTGTGCTGTTTACATAGAATATCCTTGGTCACCCTCTCTACTCGCCCAATCTCAGGACCGTATTCATAGACTAGGTCAAACGAGGGATGTATTTATCTATTACCTCTACGCCAAAGATAGTATCGATGAATACCGACTGAACACAAATAATTTTAAAAAGGCTGTGATTGATTATGTTGTAAGTGGAGGTTCATTATGATTTGTATTGAAAAGGGAATGTACTTATGGGAATTTCATCCTGAATGTAGCCCAAAGGCTTATATCGTAGATGATTTTGTAATCGGTGACATGAACCCTGCAGGTAGTATATGGGTAAGGTGTTACGAGTGCCATAATTTACGCACATCAAACAGGTTATTTGATATATCTACCGCACGAAGAAGTGAGATTTGTATCTCGGAAGATAAAGAAATTTTTAAAGTAGTCGAATTATTCTAAAACAAGGAGATTATATATCATGGAAAACACAAAAATGACTAAAGAAGAAATGTTAGACGCTATTATTAATTTTGCAGAAGTTATGGATTATATTTGGGAAGAACGCCTCTACTGGTACGAGCAAGTGGGTACATTAGATAAAGCACTCTCTGATATCCGTCACGCAGTAGAAACTGAGTATGACGGTGATGTAGAACGTGGTAATATGTACGCACAAAAATTACATGAAGTAGCTAAAGAAAGACGCCAATTTAAAAATATGCAAGAACTTTTCCTCCCTGTATTCAATGTGTACAAGCGTTCCGATGAATTAAGACACGCTATTAATGCTATGGCCCACTACGCCGATATCATTGCTAACAATGGTCGCAAATACGAACCTAAAGTATTACCTGATCTATTTAAAGGGGGCGAACAAGATGATTGTAATCAATAACAGAACCGATAAGCCTTGGCGTATCTGCCAAATATGGAGAGGTGTAACAGAAAAAAATATCAAATCTGATTGGGTGTATGGTGATATAGAATTAGCAGACATGTGTGTACAACCTCGTCAAATAATGTTTGGCCTTAGACAATGTTCCTTACCTTTTGAAGATTTGTTTAAAGTGATTGAGGCTTTTAACCCTGATACCGAGCAGTTCTATAAGGAGGTGTAGATATGCCTCACGAGGATTATTTAATGTGTAATAACACGTTCAATGAATGGAGAATGTTGAGCGGTGTTATGATATTAGACCAAGAATTTGGGTATGTATTACAAGAATGTCATGTGCAGTCATACTCATTGAAATTCCCTTGTGACAAATATTTCCACAGGGTAGCAGTAGACAACACAAAATTATTTAAGATTATTAAACACTATAAGGATTGAGGTGATTATATGAGTGAACTTATCCTATCCTACCCCACTGAACCTACTTATTACAGTGCTAACGCAAGATTAATCGATGAGATATATAATTCTGACGATAAAATTGCCGTCAAACATGAACGGCTTTACCGGTACAATACTTCCACTATTTCAGTTGTAAACTCACATTCTATGAGTACAGAAAATACTAACAACGTATTTATTATTACTAAGAAATTTATCCCTGATGATCAATTAAATACAGGTTGGTACGATGAGGATAATATCCCATTCTAAGGAGGTATCTTATGAAATTAATATTTGACCCCATGAATACAACAGGTCGTGTTTATACTTTAAATAATGACTCCGGACTATTTCAAGAGGGACATTACTATGCTTTCAAACCGTTCCCTGCGGTATTTAGTTTCCAAACTACTAACCAGGTCCCTAACCGATTAATAAACGGTGAGGCTATTATACATCAAGATTGTTTATACAAAGTGATTAATGTATTTAATGAAATACCTATGTATTGTTAATGAGGTGATACTATGAAAGACATAATTTTTAATGATAGAGGTTTCTATTTCCTAGCTCGTGGCGGAGAATGGTCTTATCACTATAACTATGAGAATTATTGTGATATAAATGCCACTGCGGCACCTATCAAAAATTTAGAAAGTTTACACGTGTACCCTAATTATAGTCACGGTGGAGTACGAAAAGAACGTGTGTATCAAGTACTAAAAGTTTACAGTTCACCTAAAGACCGTTTTTACTCTGTTCAATGCTAGGAGGTAATAACATGGATATTATTTTTAGAGATATGTGTACCCCACGTTGGCTATACGCACCGAAAGGGAGACTGTATAACTCACTGGTAATTGGTAGCCGTAGAGACATCTGTTCTACAGGACATTTACAAGACCTATCTGATTTCCATGTGTTTTCAAACAATATACATCACAATGTAAAACAGGAAAATATATTCTTTGTTAAAGAAGTTTTCAATAACCCAAGACCATCATTTTACTCGTAAACAGGAGGACATTATGTTACAAAGTAAATATTTCACAGAAGAAGGTTTAAAAGTATTATTAAGCGATTTCTATGAGGGAGGGGCTAGATATATGTATAGACCAACAGGGTATGATTTAATATATCTTTCTCGAACTGAGCCAGCCATATTAGATGATGGCGAAATTGAGAGCCTAGGTGATGAAGCACAAGCTCTACCAATGCACACTGTTAATCTACTAAGCGATATATTCGAAAATACGAATTGTATTAATATTGCTAACGCATTAAATAAAGTAGACTGGTCGAAAGTACCAGTCAATACTAAAGTATATGCTTATTGTAACGACACGGTTCAACAACGCCACTTTGCTCGTTATGAAGGTGGCACAGTGCATACGTGGGTAAATGGTGGTACATCATGGAGTACGACACATACCAATGATAATTGGGATAGAGTAGAATTAGCGGAGGAAATTTAATATGATTACAATCACAGTAAAGCACAAAGAAGTAGGTACACAGAATAGCGTTGATATTGATGAGTTAGTACATAGACTCGTATATATAGCTATTAAATACTACCATGACGACGAAATCATGGCTAGTAATATGAAAGATATCATACAACAGTACATAAAATAAAAAGGGGCGAGGATTTATTCCTCGCCTTTTTCTTTTGGTAACATATTCAGTTTATCGATAAGGTCACGGCTTAATCGACTGGACGTATCAATTACACGTTTGTCATCGACTTCCTGTTTATCTACAGGTTTCAAGCCTGCTCTATCGAGCCAATCTTTGATTGCTGTAACTTTAGCACTAGCAGGAGTATCAGGGTCCTCTATTACACCTAGTAATAGATTAGCCACCTTATCTGCTTGGTCCATGAATTTCTGATCCATTTTACGTCTATAATCTTCAAGGGCCTTTTGTACTGCCTTGCTACTTTCAACTTGATTAGCATTGTCAGTGTAACCTGCCACCTTTAAAGCCTCCTTCCTACTGCCAGTCAATATCTTGGCTTGTACATATACTTCTTGTTTATGTGTTAAAGGACGAGCTTTAGGACGTCCCGGTTTACGCCTTGACATAATCAATCGCCCTCGCTACTCGTTTAAGCTCCCAAATTCGCTCTGTAAGCTCGTCTGTTGTGTAGGTAGAGGTAAACACCATACCATTATTCAAAAGTAGATAGGAGGACGCTTTACGCCCTTTTGTGGCACGTAGCACTTTGCCATCCCTATAATATTTACGGAACAGTTCTTTTGAGGTAGATACATTCATCGGCATGATAGCAAATACCTCTTTCATAGCTACTTTAAACCCATAGCCTAGGTCTAAGAACATATCACTAACTAACATATAAACCCCTTTCTCGTAATGCAAAGTAAGTATCTCCCATGAATGGCGTTACTTTCTTATTATGATCATCACCATTCATTTCTGCTATCCAAAAACCACTAAGATTTGGACGAATACCACTTGCCTTGATGTATTCAGGATAAGTTTGGAAAGACGATTGTCTAAGTTCCCATACCTCTTTTACGATTGGTTTCTTACCAAGTTTATTGTGTTCGATTGCTACTTTAGGAATTGCACTTGGTTCGTGGAAATGTTCAAACCATGTTACATCTGCATTAAAGTAATCGTAGTAGTTTTTTGCCTTACGGTTCTTATGCAGGATGTGGTGGACGAAACAGTTCTTTCTCACGTTAAAATATACTAACCCAAATTCACCCTTAAATAATGAACGATCACCAAGTAATGCGGCAGTCATTTGTTCTACACTAATATAGGCGTCATTATAAGCTCTCGCTCCGTGGTTACCACCAATGATACCTAGTAACTGTCCACTCTCTTTTAATGGTCGAATATCTTCAACCAGTGCGTATACTTGTTCATCACCTACCAAGGTTTCCTCTAGCACGTTCCCTTTAGAGTGTTTAGTTGTAGTGTTCGTAGAGTCCCCACCTAAAATGACTTTACAGTTGGGACCTAATTTAAGTAGATTATCTACCGTGCGTTTTAAATACTGACGGTTATTTAACCCCTCGTGTACATCAGATAGTACAGCCAGTTGCCCATAATCTGCGTCAATACGGCACGTTATAATATGAGGCTTAAAACTATCCTCTAATGCTTTTACGGTCATAGCCACTCCCTAGTTCTTTAAATACTCCTCTAAATTACCAAACTGTGCATAATAGAAAGGCAGTGCCTTACTAATTTGCTTTCTGCATTTAACCTTCCAACGATTAACTGTCTTGGTCGAGATTTGATATTTCTTTGCTAGTTCTTTTGTATTTTGTCCGTAAATGACAGCGTCACGCCATATGTACCACATGATAGGCTTTACGTTCCGTAAATGTGTTTGTAACCAACACACGAAATGTAATATGTATCTTTGCTCCTCTTTCCTGATCACAATTTGTTCAGGACTGGCTCCATACTTTTCTACTAAACTAGATAGTTTATCTACCTTGCGGTACTCTGACACAGAATTGGTGTATTCCCATGCGTTCATGATAGAGTTGATTTCCTCTACCGCTTGTCTCCCTCGTTGCTCAAATAAAGCCAACGCCTCTTGTATCATTGACTCTTTCATATGACGGTACCTCTCGTATCAGGTGCTAACCCCTTAGGACAACGAGATAGGTATCTACAACTAACAATGATACCTACCCCTATGTTCTTACCTGTTTTCTTCTTCCGTTCACATGATTTTAAATACCGTACGTTTTGTGATTGCTCTTTTAAATACTCTTCAATTTTCTGTTTATCGTCCCCTAGGACACCAATGTTATAGAAGTCGCCACTATTACCGAAGTCAACTACGAAATAGTGAACCATATAACCTCCATTGGTTAAAATTTATTTTTTGTTTTCTTCAATCTCTTTAACAATCGTATATAAGAAATTAAAGATTTGTTGATCACATGGATATTGTTCTCCATTAACGCCAGTGATAATCCAATCACCGTCATTAGCTTTCACAATACCATTGAGTGTTGCTATATACTGGCCGCTTTTTTTAGACTGTACTGCATACAGAATATTAGGGTTATGCTTGATATAACACGCTCGTTCCTTATTCTTTTCTTTTTCGTGGAAATAATCCGCTAGTCCTTGACGCATTTCAGGCCAGTTAAGAGCGTCAACAATAGACCGCTTTTCAATACCCAATGCAGAAAATAGGTTATTATTAAACTCTAGTGGTAGTTCAATTACAAAATCTTTTTTGTATTTTCCACTGACTCTAAATGACCTATTAGATAGCACTTCCACATCCGTATACCCTATATTTACCATTTGTAATAGTATACCTGCTAAGTGTTTGCATTGTTCTTCGTACGTCATATCTACCATAACAATTTTCTCCTTAGTTTATGCATTTCTACTATGTGTTTGACCTCATTCATATTCATCTGTGAATTGGTTCGTTCAATCAAGGCAACCAGTTCTCCATTATATGACGTAAGTTTTTCAACCTTGTCCCTCAGTGACTGGATTTCTTTATTTGGATCTACAAATTTAACCCCACGTAGTTTTGCAAGCCTAGCACGGTTACAATGTTTATCATGTTCGTGATTAGCAAGCCTTTCTTGTAAATCCAAGATTTGAGATTGCAGGAATTCTGCATATTCGTCATGCTCTACCATAGTTATCTCCCTGTACTTCCGAAACCACCGTTTCGACTTTCTCTAACAGGTTTATCATCTGTAGTTGTGTAGTACACTTGGAAAATGCCTTGTGCAATGCGGTCACCTTTCTTAACTACATAATCAATATCGGAAGTATTCTTTAATAGTACTTGGATGTGCCCCTCGTTTTGAGGATTATTGTAGTAATCTGCATCCACGATACCAACACAGTTAGCTAGGGTAATACCGTACTTGCCGGCTACAGATGAACGTGGGTAGATAGCCAAAAACTCGTCAGCTAACATCATTACTTTTAAGCCTGTAGGAACTAATACTGTTTCGCCTGCTCCGATCACTACAGTTTCTGCAGATTTTAGATCGTAACCTGCACTCTTTGATGTTTCTCGTCTAGGGAGTTCAATGTCTAGTCCTTTATAGTTCTTAACGATTTCAAACCGTCTATAGTTTAAGCCTTCATATTTACTCTCACACATAGCTCCTCCTTATACAGTATCAGGGAGTGTAATCCCCTCAACCTCTGCTCTAATTTCTAGCACGTTTAGGTATTGCCCCATAAGAGATTTTTGCTGACGTAGTAAATCAATAGGACAAGTTGGTGTGAATTCTAGCGTTTTGGCGTCATACTTCACAATCATACGGTGTAGTTTGGTATAGCGGTCTTTTAATTCCGCATATTCTACAAGAAATCTGTCTTTGTATGTAGTAGCCGCAGGCTTTATTTCTACATAACCTTTTACTGGTGTACTCTCCATGATACCTCCTATTTAACACTATTAATGCCATTTACGATCATATTGATGTAGTCTTGCATATTAGACTTAATTACCTCGTTAGCAGTAGACATATTATCAGGTGTGATATAGCTTGCTACAAGCATAGCTATGAGTGTATCTCTGTTAGGAATAAACACACACAATAAGCCTAATATAACGCCTGCAATTATACTGTATTTTAATCCCTTGCCGTATACAACAATCTTCTCTCTGCATAAAGCTATTTCTTTTTCCTTGTATTCATATTTCAAGTCAGAATGTTTATCCCAATAGAACATTAAGCACAAAGAACCTAAGATGATATCGATACACAAAAGCCCTTGCATAAAGCAAAGTAGATTATTGACTGCACTAAGGATATAAATAGTTAAAGGACTTACTATCGGCTCCATACTTACTCCTTAATAAAAGCAACAAGTACTGATAAAAAGAATGTCACAATAGATACCGCCACAGTGGCTAGGAATAAATGTAGTACAAACGTACCAGTAATCCCTAATGCATCAAAAATCCACAATACGAAAGCGATAGCGGTAGCAATCCACAGCAATTTACTAAGCATAGCTAATACCACTAAAGCGATCACAAAAAAAGATACCCCAATAACAATCAATGTACTCATTTTTCTTCCTCCATTCCTAAATAATCACGCATCATTTTATCAAGCTCCATCCAACGGTGACGGAAGAATTCTTTTTCTGTAATTTGATTGTTTAATACACGCTCTACCTCGTTGGATTCTTTATCAAGATAGGCTTTGTATTTCTTGTAAAGTTCAATTACCTCTTCACTATTACGTTTCTTGCTGTAATACATAAACTGGGTTCTATCAACTTCATCATAGAACGGAGCCATATTAACTCGACCCATGTATTCCATATCCAAAACCTCTTGAGGTTGTTTTACCTTAACAATACCACCACTTGCATGTAGTTTTAGTAAGGAAATATTACCAATATCACCAAAGCAATCAACCGCCATATCAATTACAATGTGGTCCCCTGTTTTATCTTTATATAGGTTACCAATACCAATATTTGTATCTACTATGTTGTAATCACTCATTTTAATTCTCCTCGTACTGGTTCTTTAGCTTTCTTTTTATGTGACGTAAAGTCACAGGACAATTCTTTGCAGTTTTCACACATCTCAAGTAGATCCAGTGTACAGAGTGTAGGATATGCGAATTGTAATCTTTCCCACATAGCTCGAGCGAGTAACTGATGTTCTTCGCTTGCTCTTTTACATAAACGCTGTTTTAAGTATTCGAGCCAACATCGTAGATTACCACTCACTTTAAGTTGTACGTTCGTACCTAGTGGCAATACATATGAGGCTGTTTCTAGTGGAATACCTCGAGCTAACAAGTTTTGAAACATCAAGGCCGATGTACCATACGCACTACTTAACAAGGCTTGTTCTTCACTTGTAAGTGAACCAAAATCCCTAAAAAAACCATTTCCAGTTATGTCCATACCTCTTGTAGATTGTACAGTAAAACTGAAATGGCGGTGCCTACTTAATTGAGCTAGTACTTTTTGGCTACAAGTTACATCCATAGCTACCATAAGGTGTTCTAGTAAAGACCAATGGCCTGCCTTACATGCCTTGATAAGTGAATTAGTATTACACTTTTTACCATAGCATTTACTCATAGCTCCAGTAGCCATATCTACTGATGTAAAGTTAGTTAATGTAACGTCCAATCGTACCTCCTAGTCTATTTAATTAAATCATGGGCCAACGCATCACCTTTGTCATACGCTGTGTCTACAATAGCACGCAAACCATTAACGATGCTTAGTACTTCTTTATTTTTAGTTACATCAGGCACGTCTTTTAAAAAGCGTTTTAATTCGTGTAGACGATCACACAATACCACAAGAATAAGTAGATCACTTAATTCAGGTGTCATTTCTAATTTATTTGTTGTTTCCATAGGTTTCTCCTTTACGAATTTTCTTTCAAAATCTATATCCTTATACATATGATGTACTGGCGGTTCATCAAGGTAATTAACTTCCCATACTAATGTATCAAAAATAATAACTTCTCTAGCCCTAACTTCTCTGCCAGTGCCTTTCTCATAATAAGTATCACCTGCCATGTTTAATGTCTCCCCATCATCAAAATAGTGATTACAAGTTGTAAGATTGAAAAGAAACAAACACAGGCTAAACAAGTCACAATAAACTTATCTAACGTATTCATAAAACCTCCTACAACACAGTTACATCAAGATATTGGTTCCCAAATGCTATCGCATCGTCACGGCTATCCATAAAGATATCGATCATGTCAGAATAACCACCACCAAATCTGTCAGCCACTACATATTCGTTCCCTTGAATAAGAACTCTTGTACCAAGCGGTAAATCGTCACTAGCAACAGCCCCTACATATGGGTACTGGCCATTCGCCATAACACCGCCAGTATGGGTGTAGGCTGTGACATTCATCATGCGAGCGTCTGCACTTTGTCCCCAAAGGGACAGGACGCAAATACCTAAAGCAAAGATAAGTTTTTTCATAACGTACCTCCTATAGTGTAAAAGTAGTAGTACCTTTAATTACCTTTGGTTCTGCTCCACTCATAATAGCTTGACGTTCTCTGCGTCTAATACGAGGAGCTACTCTTTCAAGGTTGCGATCAACATTCTTAATTAAATTAGCCATAAACTCTGCAGGGTACCATTTGTTACGAATGACAGTAGTTCTGCAGATAGTGATATGAGTATCACCAACTACGCAGTGTGGTAGGTATTCATCATACTCAAAGTCTACAATCTTACATTCCTTAACCCCATTAGCATAACTTCTATATTCCATCCAGGCTTTCGCATAATTGACTTTATAATCGTCAGGCACTTCCCAAAGCTCATAGAAACAAGTATGCAACCCATAATCAATGGTTTGACGTATAATACCGTCTGCTCCTTTATGATCACTCGTTCTAATGTAGTCAGGTGTGAAGTTATGTTCTTTCCACCAGGACCAAATACTAGCAAGAGCATATTCTCTCTTTTCAAAGGTAGCTATCATGGACTTAATATTCTTATTAATATTCTTCCAAACCAATACGTATTTCATCATTACCTCCATTAATTGAATGAGTAAATACCGCTACACGAGGGACTGTGACGTATCAAAAGCACAGTGTTTGTTGGAAAGGAGATTTTGTATGACCGTATCACAATCCCTAAAAGCGGTTGGTACCCCCAGTAGGACTCGAACCTACAGAACCTGAATTTTAAGTCCAGTATGTTTGCCAATTTCATCATGGGGGCATGTATATCAACACCACCATATACTACCGGATTTGCACTCGATATCTTCGCCCAAAAGGACCCTGTTCTACTCTTAAACTAAGTATATAGCTGTTGTATGGTATATACAGCAAGGCACCCATGGTATGACAAGCCTTTGACGGTAGTATATAAGTACCGAATGGAGCCCCTTACCGGAGTCGAACCAGTATCAGGTGTTTACAAAACACTCGTTCTAGCCATTGAACTAAAGGGGCACGTGGCACAGGTAAGAGGAGTCGAACCTCTATCTTTGGTTTTGGAGACCAACGTGTTTCCATTACACTATACCCATATGGCTCTTGGGAAGGGACTCGAACCCCTAACTTTCCGGTTAACAGCCGGACGCTCTACCATTGAACTACCCAAGAATATAAACGCCTGTCCTAACTGGGATGCCCTTAAACACCCCAGTAGGTGATACTAAACCATAATTCAGTATCAAGGCACTGGAGGAAGGTATGGGATTTGAACCCATGGTTGTGTGTTACACAACGCCTCCTTAGCAAAGAGGTACAATAAACCAAGCTCTGTCAACCTTCCATGTGGGAGCGGAGATGGGAGTCGAACCCATACTATACTAGCTTATGAGACTAGTGTCTCTTCCTTTGGACTACTCCGCTGTGTGGAGGAGAGTGTGGGATTTGAACCCACGGAACATTTCTGTTCGACTGCTTTCAAGGCAGTTGCATTAACCCAGACTCTGCCAACTCTCCATGTGACAGCCCCTTACGAGGCTGTGAATTGTAAATAATAACTGATATGTTTGGTAATGCTATGATACCTGCCTAGTAGTCAATCTCGTGCTAGGTTCTAGCGAAAACTATTACTCTAGGATTTCCTAATAGGTTGATGATTGAAGATTAGGGACTTAATGGTAATGGATTAATTAGCGGTTAATGATTAAAGCTATAACAGTAAAGATTAACGATTAAGGATTGCCAACACCATAACTCATTTAACAGATGAGTTGTGTCTCCCTTGACAACGGAAGATACTTTTTATTGTCCCATTTTTCACTAATAGGTATGCCGTTGCTTTTATTACTGTTGACGGAAAACAAACGCCACGAACAAAAACGTCAGAACCACATTTGATATTGAACGATAACATAGCATACTAGAACTAATATTTAACTGTGATTTCAGTTACCTCTGTTGCATGACCCAAAATACTATCAATTTCTGCTAAATAATTTTCAATATATCCTTTAAAGGAAAGAAGATTTTCAGCAAATTTATTTGGATCAAGCAAAGTAACTGCATACTGATCACGAAGTTCGTCCTCACGCTCTTTACGAACTTTTCCGGATGTTTGTGTTACACCGGAGAATTCTTGATACAAGCGTTCAGCCACTTTGTCATCGGCATTACGTTCTGCCTGTTGATAAAGTTTAGAGTTATCTAACACAGAGCGTTGCATATCACGAACAACTCCAGTTAGTAACATAGATAGGTATTTCTTACGAGCAATCGCAGAGGCAAAGGAAATGTCCTCATACTCATCAGATGCCTTATCAATACCGATAAATTTCTTTACCTTAACCGTATTGGTAGCATTAGCTTTCATGATAGCGTCTGCAATAGCCTCTCTACGTTTTAACTTATCATTGAGTGATTGGAACCGTGCTTGTGCATCTACGCACCAGTCTTTTTGTTTAAGTCCATCAATAACGGAACGATTACTTGTAGCTACCGCTACAAAGCGTGTGCTAGATAGTTCTTCAATTTGACTATCTAAAACTTTCTTCTGTGTAAGTGCTTTACGGATTGTCATTGTTTCCTTGTTCACTTAATTTTACCTCCTAACGGCTTAATTATAACTTATAAGTGAAGTTGATTTGTTTTAAAAACGAGGTATTTTCAACCTCTGTAAACATTATAACATTATCAACTCCACTTGTCAACACTTTAAAGTGAAGTTTTTGGAAAAATTTTTTTTAACGAATTGGACAAACGCCTTGCGAACATTCTGCCCTATCGTCTAAAATTTCGAACTCCTTACCCATGTTGCGTGAGCTTAATTCGAACTCATTTAATAGGTTCGGATCAAACTCTTTCATGTTTTCTTTTAATTCATTATATTCTTCCTCTGTACAAGCCTCATACGGCATAAGAGGATAATATGTAGAATTAAGTTCTAGGAATGTTACACCTAACATATCGTCCCAATGTTTATATACAAAATCTTCTACCTGTTCCCATTCGTCAGGTTTGACGGTAATGGTATTAGAGGTATTCATATCTGTATAGTTCTTTTGGAACAGAATATATTCTTTTAACTGCTCCACAGCAGGAACGTCTGCTTTAGTAACTGTAGCAGGGCTTTTAACAGGGAAATCAATAACAATAGTTGTTGCTGTTTCCATATCTTGTCCTGCCTCAGGGTGAATACGCCATCCTAACTTTGTAGCAGTTAAAGCTAATGGATCACTAGCATTAACCCTAATACGTCTAATAAAGTATGGGGAATGTTGCCAATGAACCCCTGGTGATACACCATTTGCTACTAGACTTAATGAACCCTCAGGTTTAAGGGAAGTCATAAGTAATGGTACTGGAGTTTTTAGTTCCATAGCAATATCTTCACCGGCTGTATGAATAATATTGCGTAGCCATTGTAATAAACTTTTTTTACCACCAACACGTTTTAGTTCTTCTTTTGACAAACTAGCAATAAAATCTTGCCAACCAGTCATAGAACAACCAGTCAAACGATCACGATGGTGAGCCTCATTCCAACCTGGTAATTCAAGATCTACACACGTCATTCGATATCCTGCTCGAGCAGATAAAATGAACGCCTCTTCTAATTCATCGCACAAAATTTTACCGTTTTCCACAAACGCCATCATATTGACTGTAGTCAAGTTACATACGGCATTAGGTGGTAATAACACTTCTCCGCATGGATTTACACCGGCAAAGTCAGCACGTCTACGTCTAGCCTCTGCTACGTTGATAATGCCAGGTTCACCTGATGTGCGGATAGAAGTAAATAGCTCATGAATTCGTTCACGGCTCGGTTTTTCTTCTTGGAAAATGCTGTTATTGCTCATATAACGGTGTTCCATACCATTTTGGATATCATCCTTAGCATGAACACATTCCTCGTCTTTAGGGTCAATAATTGCAATTTCTGCAGTACGTCTTACGCCGCCGACCACTACGTTCTTGCCAATTAGATTGCACAAATCAAGGCAATGGATAGGTCTTAACTTACCATTTACAGGTTTGGATGAGAACATACCGTCTTGAATGACATGATGGATTTTGGTGAACATATCCATAATGGACTCGTAGCCACTAGCAGTCCCACCAAAACTAGATAAAACAGCACCTTTTACACGGATTTCCGTGTAATCGATCATGATATGTTTACAATCACTCTTGGTAGCCATAAAGTTTAAGTAGGCTCTTAATGCGTCTACCCAACCCTCTTTACTATCACCTACTTTAATGATAAACATATCATCGTGTTGTTCGGTAATAGTATATTCTCTACCACGTTGTTTAGTGGAGTGACTATTGTATTGTGAGTGTAGGATTACATCGTCACGGAATGTAGGTAGTTTCGCTACATCACCTGGCAAGATACGAACACCAACACCAGTACCTACCATAAGCAAGTAGAACAAATCACATAGAGCATTAATACTATTAATCACCACAAACGAGCAGTTAAAGTTAGCCAGTTTTGTTTTCTTACTAGCTTTGCTACCACCTATCCATAGTGATCGCCCACTAATGAATTGTCTTAAATCGAACATATTTTCGAATAATTTTCGAGCCTCATATGAAGAAGTATGGGCCAGTGAACAGTTGTACTCTACTGCTCGAGCACACGTTTCTTTCCATGTTTCTCGTCTACCCTCATTCGGTAACCAACGAGAATATGTTCGGTAATATACTAATTTAGCTAGATTCCCCATATGACTAGGAAAATCAGGGAACTTACTCAAATATTCTTTTGTTAGTAATGCCATTATTTACTGTACCTTTCCACTAATTTACATTCACTCTGTTTCCAAAAATGGCTCTTAGGGCCAAGGATTGAATACGAATACTCATCCTTTTTTGGATCATATTGAATTGATTGTATTGTGATTACTCCCTTAGGAGTTTGTACTTTATCGTATCTGTTAAATTTTTGGACGCCCATTGATGACCTCCAATAGCTTTGCTAGTAACTTCGTTACTGATACAAATGTTGCCCCATATACAGCAGGAATAACCCAGGCCCACAAACTATGGTGTTTGATATATTCATAGGGGACAAAAGCTATCCAACCAAATATGAGTGTCAACAAACAGGCCTGTAGGAGTGGCATACCACACCAGTCCCAAAAGGCTTTTAGTTTTTCCCTCATAGTCTATCTCCCATTCTGTACGCAAATACAATTTGGTCTTGCACGATTACTATATAAGCCATATAAGGCTCTGAACAGATTACCGTAACTGGTTCTTGATACATCATTCTTACTTCCATTCCAGTTTGGTAAGCTAACTCCTCTAACTTCTTATATGCGTCCGACAAGTTTATCTTCTCCTATAGGGTTTCTAGTGGCTCGGCATACATTTTCAAAAATAAGTTTTGCGTCAAAATAAATGCGAGATAAATGCTTGGCAGTGGCATCTACATACCTCTGAGATTTTTGTATCTCTGACGCCTTACCCCATGCCTGCAGTACAAGTTCAGATTGTGCCGCTATTCTATCTCCCTCGTTGACTTTCGTAGATGACTCTCTACTTACCTTTGCTTGTATAGCCTTAGCCCTTTTCTCATAGTCGCTAAATTCTTTTCCTAGATCTGCCGACAACTTTTCAAAGCTCGCTTGTAAAGATGAGGCATCTTTCATAACGCTAAATGCTAAACTGGCATCCGTATCTTCGAGTTCGTAGAACTCCTGTGATACGTCATAATATTGCTCGTTTAATTCATCTAGGTAATCTAGCATAACGATTACTCCTTAGCACGATGGCAAGCGTTGAAATCACGAGCAATGTTTTCAACGAAAGCGATTGCCTCAGCCTCAGTATCAAAACTCTTAATAGGAATGTTCAAACCAGTTGACAACATACCAAATACTTTGTAAGCAAAGATTTTATTCAAATCTTCTTTGTCTTTTTTCTCACGAACATAAATAGATACTACGTCTAATAATTTTTTGCTATCGTCAGTTAAGATAATCATGGTGTTTCTTTTCTCCTTCATCCATAATTCTATCCACTTCTACAAGCAATCGATCAGCATAGGCCTGTAGAAACATACAACATTCATCATCACTGGCTACCCCTAAATCTCTAACCATTGCTATAAGGTCTATAGGGTTTTCTGTACATTTGGATAAATCCTCTATGCACTGTAAGCCATCCCCTAGGTCAGTTAATTCAGTAAGGAATACATAATCCTCTGTTTCTTCCTCACAACTATCGACTAACCATAGGCTCTCTGTTAGTGTGTGTAGTACAACTTTATTTTTGATAGAGTTTGTTTTCAACACAGTATTGTAACCCCTTACTTGTAACAGCTAGGAATGGGTCTTTAAGGTCTCCCTCAACCCCCTCAGCCACAGCTAATACCAGGCCAATAGTAAGTTCAGCAAGTTCTTCTAACGAAATATCAGTGAAACTGATATCGCTATCAATATCGAACCCACTAACACCCTCTGTAAAAGTTAGTTTTGCTTTCACACTAAGACCTTTTTGACCCTTGTCTAATTCTGTCATAAGCACCCTCCTTTACATAAAATAATCTATCGCAGTATGGTCTTGAAATAACTACAATATCGCTATTATCTTGTTCAAAGTATTTATGTATCTGTTTATAGCCTTTATCCTCTACTGTGTCTGCAATGGCTAGATCAACGCCATTTACCGTAGCATGGAAAAGGTCTTGTCTTAATAGATACGCAAAGCCTTTGATATGGATAACTCCAGTTTCTGCTTTCTTGTACCAGGCATCTGAATGAACATTACGCTTAGACTCAATCGTAAACGTATCGTCACCCAGTTTCATCTTAATGTCACCACGCATTTTTTCTACCATTTCATCATTAGCCAAAGCCTTGATGATATTGGCACTCTTTAATGCACCTGACATAGGTACTAGATTAGCCTCAATTCCAATCTTCTCGAGCCATGCAACCAATTCACGTTCTGCATTACGTCCGTTACGTCTATTACTTTTCCCTCGTTTACTCGCTGTAGTTTGTTTTTTGGTCTTAACTTGTAACTTATGAGCGAGTTTGTTTTCAACCTGCCTAGGTGAGAGAATTGACTTATCCTTTGGCATATACAAACCGTAATTGTCACATAACCAACATTGGTCTTTCATAGTTCTGCAGTTTTTCTTAACTTCGCATTTGTTCATCTTTGCCACTCAATACCGCCAATCCAAGTAAACAATACACGATAATATCGTATAGACGTTCCTTTGCGTCCGGTAGCATAGTGCCATGTTGTAGTAATGCTAAGTCATGTTTATCTTTAAACTGCATACAAGTTTTAAATGCACCGTCTTGAGTAACTTCACCAAACTGACGTTCGGCACACTGCTTAAATGCTGATAGCACATCGTTAGTACTTGCGTACTGTTTATTTTTTAGGACAAACAGTTGGTCGATCAGTGTTAAATGATTAATCGACATTGCATTGAATTCATCGATATTAATTGTTTTCACAGTTACACCCCTTATCACAGAATTGAGATACGTTACAGAACCGTTCACACTTCATGCCACCCCAACATTCAGAATACCTACAAGGTGGTGGCATTGTGTTCGTTTCGAGTGCTGTAAGTAAGTCACCTGCTTTCTTTTTCATATACCGTGCAACCCATTGGTCGCTAATTTTATTGATAGGAACTAGGTAACCAGGACTTGTGATACCACGTTGGTTTGCTATGTATGTATTGCCGTCTCTGACAATCACTTCACATACGAGTTGATTTACTGGTTTCTTTAATTCCTTTTCTATCTTCATACGGTAATCATTAAGTTGTATGGCTAGGTCAAGTCTTAGCTTAGGTCCATCTGTGCGAATTTCATTTCTATATTTAGGCTGTCCCTTTTTAGCCCCTGTTTTGTAAACTTCGCCAGTTGCTACCTTTTTACTATACATCCCCAAAATCTTTGCGACTTTCCATGATCCATAGGTTTTATTATCATAGAGCGTCCCATTGTTCTCTGCGGAGTAATAATCGAACGCCCCTGTAGAAACGCCATCATCAATACGCAATTCAGAGATACCCTCATCATCTGTGTAGTGTTCAAGATAATCATGAACTTTCGTACCATGTAACATGAACAAAGATGATTTAGGATCTATTGCGTAGTCATGTGTAAGTTTGAGGTAGTTTTCTCTAGTACCGGCTAAAAGCTGTGTTGTACTAGGTCTACCTGTCCATTCACGCTGATCAGCTAACGCCATTAAGGTACGTTTAGATAAGCACCTACCTGCAGGACAATATAACTCGCCAGTATTCGGATTAATTTGCCCCTCCAATCTACAACAGGATAGACATTCTTCAATTTTCACTTCTTTCCCATCAGGGCAAATATACTTCGTATATGGCATTATATATCATCTCCGTATATTAAAACACATTGCCTATTTGTAGTTTTATTGTATTCATCAAGCATGTTATCACGGTAAGTATCAGCGATAGAACTCCGTAGTGGATTATGTCCATTATAGAGCTCTATTTGTACAACCATATCTAGCGGGTATTCCATTAACTGGTTTATTAATTGTCTTACAATCATCCAACTAGCACCTCCTATCAGCTATTCAACAATTTCAAATTGCTATTTCTAAATATACACATTTATCACGAGTGCTATTGTAATCAGCATCATATAAACAGTCCATATACACACTGATAATATGACAGCTAGGGTTACTCCAACCGTCATAAACATCAATCATGACTTCTGTATTCTCATCGTACTTTTTAAGTTTTTCCATCAGTTCTTTTATCTTCATTTATTTATCGCCCCATATCTTTTTCGTTATCTGCTAATAACAATACACACGTTTTACCTACGTCCGATTTACGGTATTCTGTGCGTGGTTTATCTAGGAGAATATCTGTAATATTACCTTGACAATATTCCCACCCATAACTAGCACCAACTTGAACAACAGTATTTTTTGGTAATGTTTGTAATTTCTCTATTAATTGTTTAACTGTCATTATGTTCACCTCTTTTTACTTATTAGTGAAGTCGATATCATTTTAAAAGTAGCTATTCCTAGCTACTGTCTATATTATACTACTATTATGTGTTAATGTCAACACTTATAAGTGAAGTTTTACTCAAAAATTTTCCTCTAATAACGATGTGTTGTTATTATATTTGAGTTCCATCCGAGTAGGTCCGTAAATACCATCACGAGCTTTCTCCACTTTCATACGAGTAATATTCTTTAATTCTTGCTGTTTCTGCAGTGATAGGCCAGGTTCTTTCTCAGGCCTCCACAACATGATAATCACATCACCACTTGCCTCAATATCACCAGTCATACGGAGTAAATCCATAGTAGGTTCATTGTAGGTATTGGCTCCACGATTTAACTGACTTAGCATAACTAAGATAATATTAAATTCCTTAGCCATACCTTTCATTTTAAGGGCTTGTTCTGATGCTCCCTCGTAAGTACTAGCACCACGCATATATGTGAAGTAATCAACTGCCACAATATCGATTGGGCCACCTAACTTATTTTCACGGTTACAAGCAATCAGGCGGTCTTTAATATCATCTATACTCAAACCATTGGTATCATAAATTAGAAGTCTTTCAGATAACTTCTCTTTTACTTGATCTATTCTTGGGTCACCACTCAAAACTAACTCTCGTACTTCACGCAAGCTAACTTTGAGAACTTTAGCTATGATACGCTCCATAACTTTACCCTTGGACATTTCCAAGGAAAAGAACAGAGTTCTTGCTTTGTTTATGATAACTTGGCGTAATAGGTATTCTACAAGCCAATCTGTTTTGCCGGCACTCGAATACGCACCAACAATCATAACTTGTGTCTTAACCATACCACCGATACAGTCATCTAAACATTTGAAATGAGTTTTATACTCGCCACGAAGATATAAGTTCTTCAAGTCATTAATAGACTCCTCTGCATTAGAGGCGTCTTTAGCAAGTTCCTTGCTATCTTCACGGTAGTTTTCAAAGAAGTCTTTTAACTCAGTGAAATCACGGCCCCACCGTTCACATAGCCGTTTGATAATGTCAGCTTTAAAAAGTGGGTTAGAAACTGATTTAAGGAAGTTATGAGCTACATCGTATTCATCTTCCTGTGCTTTACAATTATCGAGCATAAGCCATAACACATACTTATCGATATGGATTTTCTCGAGTTCAGTTACGTTGATACCTGCTTTTAAGGCATCGTTTAAATCCTTGATACCCTCAGGTAATTGTAAAATTCTAACCGTTGCTCTAGGGAGTATTTCTTTAAAGTAATCACGAACACGAGGGACACGTTTGATGCCCTCTAGGTCATTATCCGGACAATAAATGATAGTTGGTATCTTACGCATAGACTTAATTAAAGTCTTTAGCTGATCCTTATGAACCTCATTACCACAGTATGCCACTGTAGCAAGGCCCATTTGATGACCACTAATTGCGTCCATATACCCCTCTACCATATACAATTCGTCCTTGTTACGGATTTTGATAGCCTGGTCTAGGTTATACAATAATGCAGATTTATCGTATACGATATTGTTTCTACTGTTAATGTACTTAGGCGATTTATCAAATTGCCTGCGTGCGATAGCTACTGGTTGTCCATACTCATTGCGAATAGGAATTACCAACGTATCATTATCAAAGCCTAAACCAAACGCCTTGATAGTTTCATCAGTAAAGCCACGCTTATGCAAATACTCAATAATCTTAGGTAGCTGTTTAATAGAGCGTTCTACAACGTGCTTGCAATCTTCCTCTACTTTAACAGCTTTTTGCCATTCATCATTGGCCTCGATGTTGATGTTTGCCTCGTGTGCTAACTTTTGAATTGCCATTGTGTGAGAGATATTTTCATAGTCTTTCACAAAGTTGATGACGTCACCACCACTTTCACAAGCAAAGCAATAGTAACTTCCTGATTGAGGATAAACAACGAGGGGAGTGCCCTCATCACTTCCGTGAATTGGGCATTTACCCTCATATAACCCTCCTTTTGGACGTAGTTCAGTAAATCGGCTGATATACTCAACTATGTCAATTTTCGCTTTAACTAGGTTTTCTACTGTCAAGTCCCACTCACTCCTAATAGTTCTTCAATTTCAGTAGCTACATCCTTGATAATAGCTACATATATTGCCTGTTCATTCGCCGTAGCATCTTGCATCCGATGTGCATTAATTTCAATTTCTCTAAATAGGACCTCAATTTGTTTTTCTTTTTCCATGGCTAACTCCTTTTACATTCCCATCAACATATCAAATGAAAAAGCGTCAGCGTTGCTAGTTTTCTTTCTCGTCTCCTCCTTAGCCTCTTGCCAACGCAGTTCAGTTTGGCGTTTCTTCGCCTCTTTAACTACATTGTACAATGATATAAAAGAATTGTCTGTTTTATTTTCCAAATAATCGAATACGATATTGACAATATCAGGATCTTGTTTATAAAAGAACCCACGAACCTGCCAATATTCTTTACTAGGTTTGCCATGCACAAAGGCAGGTGTTCCTACACACTTTTTCAGGTACATGGTAACTACTTTTTGTAACTGACCTGCATATGTCATTATCTCACCTCATATTCTTAATGACTGTCCGGAGGCTTATAAACATCACCAACTTTTTCAGCGTACCCCTCATACAGAAATACTGCATTTACTGTTGGACTTCTGTATGTAGTCACCCCCTGGATAGAACCTATTAATCCTCTATCTTCAAGAATTCTAACCTCATCATCAAGGCTAGTGCATTTCTCTTGTAGTAGTTTAATTAACTCTCCAACCGTCATTTATACCTCCTTGCTAATACCAAAGAATACTATTCCTTGCGGAGTTCTGATTTCAGGACTAATACCTGACTCGCCTTTAGAATTAACAATTTTCTTACTACTCGTCACGATGTAATCGTGATTACTTAGAGTGGTTAAATGTTTAAACACTGTATTACGGTGCAAGCCACCAAGAGCATCACAGAATTCATTTATATGGATAGGGGAGCATTTAACTCCCCCTATCAAACTACCAGTTTTACTCTTAGCTTTTATATATCCATATAATACAGCAACGGTAGGACCGTAACTTTTAAGTAATTCAGGACTAACCTCGATTACCATGGTGCCACATCCGCTCCACTATGGCTTTGTACCCATGCAACAGCCGCTTGTTTCATGTCAGGCTTTTGTGCATTTTTAGATAGCCATTCGATGTAATCTAGTGGAATTTCGGAAAAGTGCTTGCCATTATGCTTACCGAAAGTAACTACTGGATCATCGGCACCGTCTGCGTCCATTACAGGAATGTCTGCAGGTGGTGGTACTTCATCCCATTCAGACTCTGTAGGTTCAGATACTGGTGCAGGAGCAGATTGTTTCTTAGGAGCATTAGCATATGTAAAGCCCTCAGGTAACGCCCAATCAGGTAATTGAGGTGGCTCGAATTTGCCGTACTCATTAGTTTTTACCCATGTTTGACCTAAGCCATATAGGTATCGACCAATACCGAATTGAACTGCCGCTCTTTTGATAGCACCGGAGGCACCACCTTTAATTGCCTCAAAGTCTGTTAAGTTAGAAACGTCTTGACGTGTAACAGTCTTAACATTCCCCTCTCCATCTTCAATATGAAGAATAAGCGTACATACAAAACCTTTAAAGTCTGTTTGGTTACCTTGCTTATCTAGTTTGGAAGAGGACCCCATGTCGATAGGTTCTAATTTCATTTCCCAGTTTGCAGGACCTACAGCCTCATCAAGTCTATTCATTACACCACGAGCAGTAATATATGCTAATACCTGGCAGTTGCCATTTTTAACAAACTTCTGTGGTCGCCATTCTACATCGTCAGGATGAAACGGCTTTGCTAAAATTTCAAAAACTTCCTTTTCTTTCTTAGCGTCCATATTGACCTCCTTATAACTAAAATTCACTTATAAGTGAATATAAATCTATAAATATAACTGACGTTAGACGTCAGCTATATCTCCGTACTTTTCAACTGGCCTTGCAACTTCATATATGATACCACCCTTGGAGATACCTGAGTCAACGCCATCGTGCAGGATTGCACTTGCCTCTTCAATGGTATTAATGGTAGTATCAAAATGGTTTTCCATTCTTAACAGGTAGAACTTCTTGTTGCCTTCGTCCATTGTATCACCTCATTCTCATCAAATCGCATGATACGAGGGCTTAGATGGTAGCAAGGTAAACCATGCCGATGGACTAACCGTCTTACCTGTTCATCAGACACTTGTAATAGTTTCGCAATATCTTGTGTTTTTACTAAATCCATTTCTAATGTCCCCCTTATCAACAACACCTTTCATGTGTTTAGTATACACTTTTTACCACTTGTATGTCAAGTAGCATTTTAGCATTAATTATAAACTTTTTATAAAATAAAAGGTAGTTTTTAAACTGATTTTACCCCTATTTTTTTGTACTGCAGTTTACTGCAAATTGTACTGCAATACAAATTTAGTTCTTTTGTTTTCTATGCAATCAGGTGGTTTATGTGGTTTATTTGGCAAAGAAAAAATCTCAGTAAAATCAACGGATGTTGAAATATTTGGATTTATGGATATGAATATTGATTTGCCTCTTTAGTTTATGTTAAACTATAACATTTTAGGTTAAATGCAGTAAAACACTGTATTTCTCTTTGGCCTTACTGCATTTATACTGC